ATCTCCCAAGGCGTTAATTCCTGTAGAACTCACAGTATTTGGTTTTGTCTTCATATATAAATACACTTCATTTTAACAAAAAGTCAAAAAATCTTTAACTTTCTTTAGATATTTTAGACTAAATGATAACTGTTGTCAACCCTTCCCGCATTTCACAAATTTGAGTGCAATAAAGCTCCCGAACTAACCATCCATAATCATTTATAAATGACTCTACTGCTTCATCTCTAGATTGAATCTTCCGTAAATATTTATGCTCATCCAAATGCCTACGGATAATTTCATATTGAATCCGCATGAAGTCATTAAAACGTTGACACGAATCAGACGACATAAATTGGTAGTTCAAGCCATTTCATTTCGCAATAAATTACTTCTGAAATAAGAAAACTGTTCAGACGTTTTTATTCTATGACAATTAGCACAACGAATATCACATTTTCCAATTTCCATTAAAACTCGTTTCCAATTACGTTGCCTTAACATTCGAGATATTCCGTTTGTTTTTACTGATGGGTCTCTATGGTCAAACTCAAGCACTCGAACATCACGTATTCCACAGTCTATACACTTCTTATCTTTCAAATAATCAAACAGACATTTTTGATTAATGTTAGTATAGACTCGTCGTTGTTGTCTTGCTCTTAAAACATACGACGGTTTATTTTTTGTATAGTGAAGTTTTGAATATTCACATTGACATATTTTACATTTCGATGCCCGACTGCCTGTGCCTTCATTTCGAAATGCAAATTCGGTTTCTGGTTTTGATTGATTACAACAACAACATATTTTCACTCCTATAAATAGAAATATATGGAGTCAAACATCAAAAAATAATTCTACTTCAAATGGTATCCCACCACGGTAACGATCCGTGCTCTTACGCTGATCTAGCGATTAACCGACTTATAAGGTCGGCGGCTTTCCTTAAGCTAGTGGGACGTATAAATGTGTTGGATGGTGATTTACATTATCACCTTTACAACTCGCAGTTAGGCTTGCCCAACAACGACAGAGTTCCTAAAACTCCGCTAAAATATTGCAATGCCAAGGAATTTTACAACTTTCCAATTCCTCAACATAGTCAAACAATATTACAAATTGGAGCCAGTTCTGAGAATCGAACTCAGGTTATTAGTTTACCAAACTAACGTAATGCCACTATACTAAACCGGCAAATTGGAGCACCATGTCGGTACTGGCCCGACTTCTTCTGCTTGGAAGGCAGATACATTACCTTTATGTTAATGGTGCAATCATCGGTTTCATTTATCTAATGGTCAGAACTATTTCCGCTGACTCGGCATTTTCACCGATAAAATTTATATGATAGATTCGGCGACCGTATTTACATGCCATGAATTTTATGCCGAACTTGTCATTCCTTCGATGACACTATCTATCAAAATTGGAGGTAGTGAAGGGAATCGAACCCTCTCATAAAACTTGGCAAGTTTTCAGGCTAAACCATTACATCACACTACCATGAAATTGGAGCACATGGAGAATTTTGAAATCTCGACGTTCACGTTGGAAGCGTGACATTCTGCCTCTGAATTACATGTGCATTAAATCTTGGAGGCGCTAGGCGTCTCCGTATGAGTTGCTATGCATCTCACAAAATTGGAGCAACTAGTATGATTTTACATACATTTTCCACTTGGACAGTGGATGTCCTTTAATTAGACGACCATTGCATTAAATTGGTGGCAGATAACAGAATCGGACTGTTGACTTCGGCGTATGAAACCACTGTTATACCATTTAACTAATCTGCCATACTCTACACCATAAATATCTGTCCGTCAACTAAAATCTCATTTTCTTAAGACTTTTTTTAAAGTCCGCTTGTTAAGCGTGAGAATATTCTACCACATTTTCATTATTTGTCAAGCCCCAGTTGGAGGTTGTTCGGAATTATTTTGGGAAGATGCTTGTTTATAGAACATTATGAGTTCTTCATTGGTGTCTACATAATCCTGATAGACTTCATTGATATGGTTGTCTACCATACGAGTAATCTCCTTGGAGGCACTCGAAAGCTTCTTTGAATCTTTCAAATCCTTATCTGTGAACGCCGTATTTCCCATAATGTCATATTCAATATCCTTTGCGGGGACTTCTCCTATGGCAATTTGGGCGTAAATGGAAACTTCTGGAAAAAACGTAATATCGTCATCAGTCGATACTTTAACCCGAATCAACGTATGGATTTGGTCTTTCCACTTGGTATCATCCAACCGTCCTTCGACGATGATTGGACGCACGAGAGGCACATATCCATCAGCTTTAAGCGAGAGTTGCCACTGGCTATCGGTTGTCCATCTATCATCCTTTAGGAGTTTGACAATCTGCAATAAAATGACTTGTGCTTTCTGGTTCATACGTATATAAATATCTACGTTAAATAGTTTCCACCTCATTGTCAGGTTCAATTCTATAGTAGACACTTGCATTGGTCCAAAACTCTCCACTTAAAATATGACCACCAAACGCATCTCGTTTTATAAAAACACTTCCGAGCGGACGTGAGTCCTTCTTGTCACCTCGGTTATAAATAATTTCATCTCGGTTATTTGCACGAAACCGAGCACTAATGGGTAATTCTTTGAATGTAGTTGTCATTTTAATAAATATTAGAATCCATTTTGATTGAATTATAGTCCACGATCTTTTACTTCGGCTTCACTTAAATTACCTATGGCATGAGCAAGTTCATGATAATAAATCTGTCGCACCGAGGCCATTGCAGCATCTATATCTTGATTGCAATCTTCATAAATTTGTCCGGCAAAAATTACAATCGGACCACTTGTCCACGACATATAACACCCGAGGATTTTCCGGTTTTTCCATTGGTCAAGAGGCCATTGATACTTATCAACAATAACTTCAATCTGACACGCTTTTGTTTTAACTGGTTCGGGAAGATCATCCATTGCTTTAGTGACTGTTTCGTCTACATAGTCAAACAACCCATCCCATTGTTCGTCAGTTAAAACAATCATACAATAATTGGTCCCTCCAACCACCTGCCCGTAAACTCTGCAACATAGTCATCCCCTCCATTGGTACGGGACGGTTCAATGACCAATAGCACTATAATATCTATAGTATCAATATGACATGAATGCTCATATGCACCGACTTGCCACCCATAGAATCCGTATCCCTTGCCCTGGCTTTTTATTTTCCAAAACTTATCTCCCTTCTTGGGAGAATATCCACGACTGTTATACAGTTCAATCAATTCATCTTTTGACAATTTCTTTGCCAAGAACAGACGATCACGCTCTTTGAGCAAGGCACCAATATTTTTTTGAATGGATTCTAATTCGGGAGAAGTCATTAACTTCGCTTGTTCTTCAAGTCGTTTAATGGTTTCGGGATTTGCTTTTTTTAGGTGCATAGGATTTTGTTTTTTTTGGAGAATAGCCATAACCAATCTCTTGTTCCCACGCCATGCGGAACAATTCAACCAGCTTCAACGACCCCATATTTTTATGTTTTGTTAAAACCGTTATCAAGTCCATAACAAAACCACGTTCCCACGGGGGAAGAGATTCTATTTCAGAAAGTAATTGGTGTTGTTTGTTATTCATATCAATGACCCTTTGGATCGGTCTGATGTTTTTGTAAATACTGTTCTGCTACCTGCTAACGTTGGCCAATTTTTGGCTCTTTATTTATCAAATTTAGTTTTTGTTGCCGAGGCAATTGTTTAATCTCATATTCCCGACTCATTGCCGCCGACTTGGTATCATACTCACAAGCCCAAACAAGTTTGCATGGACGCCGAGTCCGAGTATATTTCGCTCCTTTGCCTGCATTGTGAGTCTCCACCCGTTTCTGAACATCTGTTGTGTAGCCCGTATAAATAGTGCCATCTGCACAACGAAGCATATAAACATAGAAATTCATAATTCAGCCATTATAGTGGCGTGAAATTTCTCAAACGCTTCATCCATCGCCTCGTCCTTAGCTTTATTATCATCCTCCGTTGATTCCCCAACAACTCGTTCAGCAACCCAAACCCTCTTGCTTTCAATGTCAACAATTTCACATATCCACGATCTCATTCCACATGAAATACTTTCAAACAGAACATGGTCTATTTTCAATCTTCACCTCGTGCCAGTCGATATTGTGCGGGAGATATACCATATAAAGATTTCAACTTGAATACCTCGGGTCTTGAAGGCGTCTTTTGCCAAAGTTTTTTCCAAAGATAATACACTTCTTTCTGTGAAGGTTTATGGTCAACATAAACGGACTCTGCCGCCCATTCGGACCATACCTCGTATATCTGGTGATCGGTAATTCTTTTAAGCATAGATATATGCTATCACAGTATGACTGAACTGTCAATCATAAAAAGAGCGGCTTTTAAGCCGCTCTTAGGGGCGTTTTGCCCTCCACCATTTGACGTTGCCGCCAAATTGTTAAGGTTCATCGAAAAACTTTAACGCTATGGCATACTTCTGACGAGCATGGTCCGAAGGCTGATCGTTTAAATTATCGTTAATATCCTTACGTTTAACCTCTAAAGCGTCAGGACTTGTCTTAATTGCTGTCCAATAATCCATATTGGACACCCCCTTGAGATGAGTCAAAAGACGCACAGCATCAATGATATAGCTCGGAAATCCCAATTTTATTAAATCCTCAATTGTAATGTGCGTATCTTCCGGAATATCATGAAGAAATGCAATAGGCTTGAGACGGTCATCAACATTAAAAGCTATTCGGGTGGCGTGGCGGATTGCCCGAGAATCAAGTGGAAATGCACGATGAAGAACTTCATCCGCAAGTTTAATCCATACACCTACTGTTTGTTCACTTGGTTTCATCTTTGTGTAGTTTATACCAGTTTATAGTTTTTGTCAATCCTTCTTTCAAAGGAATTTGTGGACGCCAGTCCATATCAAATAAGCGAGACGTGTCTAGAATTCGCTTCGGAGTACCATCGGGCTTGGTTGTATCCCAAATTATTTCTCCCTTATACCCGATGATTTCAGCGATATTTCCCACAATATCTTTGATTGTGTAGTCCGTCCCATATCCAATGTTAATAATGCGTTCATCACTATATTTCTCCATTAAAAATATACAAGCATCCGCCATATCATCAACATAAAGAAACTCCCGCCGAGCATTCCCAGTCCCCCACACCGTGACAGTCGGAGCATCCTTTTCGGTTGCTTCGACAAAACGACGAATCAGTGCAGGGATTACGTGTGAGTAGGTAGGATGAAAATTATCATTCTCGCCGTAGAGATTGCACGGCATAACCGAAATAAAATCACATCCATATTGTTTACGATACGCTTGACACATCTTTATACCCGCTATTTTTGCAATGGCATAGGCTTGATTGGTTGGTTCAAGCTCTCCCGTCAACAGTGACTCTTCTTTAACAGGGACTTCGGCATATTTTGGATATATGCAATTATGAACGGCAATTCCATTTGCAGTATAAGAATGATCGTTTTCTACGGATAAGTCATATACCATTTCCTCCGTATCAATATGATGAATATTTTTGACTTTTATTTCCAAAAAATCACCATTGAAAGTATGATTTATTCGAGGTTTATATGATGGATGAAATTCGTCTATGTTTTCATTCAATATTTCTATTATAAATTTTATTGCATCTAAACCTACTATTTTCACTTCCCATTGAGACCGTTGATTTACAATTCTATTTTCAATAACACATGTTGGAGATTTCTTTTTATAATAAATTGTAGAAAAAATTCGCAATTTCAGCAATAGCTGTTGAAGTTGATATATTAGCTCTTTTGATGTAGAGGATGCTGTGCAGAAATATTGATTGTTTTTTCGATCAGTTCTCATTTTCCAATGCCCATCCCCACGCCAATATCCTTTCAGAAATTTGGAAATAATTTCATTGGAAGAATTCATCATAAATTGAGGAATAAATTTTGTATGTGCTTTATGAATTAAATCGTCATTATAAAATGATCTGAAAAAATTACACATGTCCTCCCCATTTACACAGATTTGCCAAGACGTTCGTTTTTTATACGAATGTGGATTTATTCCGAACACAGTTGAAATTTTAGAACATATATCATCTTTAAATACTTCGTCGTGTCCCGGATAAAAAAATATATTGTGATATGATCCCCGTTTTCCGGATGCGTTTTGTCTAAGACATCCTTCCGCTACAAAATATCCACTTAATTCTGCTAAATCAGTTGTTATTTTGCGTTGGGACATATTATCTACCATTTTCAATTCGTCCGCTAATGGAATTAAAATTAAATCTTCTTTAGTTATATCCTTTGCTGCCACAAATCCACGTTTTGTATAAATCAAATGTTCTGGAGTACATGATAATTTATTCCATCCTTTAAAACCAATGACAATAAGTTTTTTATTAAAAACATTTGTTGTTGTTTTATAAACCTTCTGAAATTTATGCTGATGAGTTAGGACATAATCTCCAATTTTTACATCCACAATGTCCGTTATTCCTCGTCGTGTTATTATCATGGTTCCCATTGGAAAACAAACGCTACCTAAAAAACACAATTTTTTCACATCATATTTTCTACACGCCTCGATAATATTTGTTTGAATGGCCAAATTATTATAAATGAATTCCGCTGGCATAACATTGTTGGCATGTATTCCTCCAACTTTAGCTGCTGCATCGAAGATATATTCCGGTTGAACGTTACCCATCATGACCTCGACATCATCCTGACAAGTTAAATCAGCGTCTTTTCGTGTGATCGGAGTTACATTGTCATATCCCATCACCTTTAAACGACGAATAAGAGAACTTCCTACCAGTCCATTAGCTCCAAATACTACGATTTTACTTTTAGGATTCATATTTTATAACCTGTTTTGCAATTGGTAAAGCTGATTGTGCTAGATTATACATAACTACACTATATCTGTCAACTTTTCTTAAAGGCATAATTTTAACTAGGGCATCGTCACGATCTCCAATAGAGATTTGTGGTGTAACTTTTGTAACCATTTCAATGAATGTAGATTTTTCGCTCACCGATGCCTAAACGGACAGTCTTCCGCAATCCTTGGGAAAATCCTTCACTTAAAAATGCACGGTCATCCACTAAACTAGGAGGAATCTCCCATCCAAATGAAATTTGAACGGAATCAGTTGGGAGATTGGGATAGCTATTACCTTTTTCACGCTGTTCAATATAATCCAAATCTTTTTTTCGTTGCTCATCAAGTCTTGCTTTTTCCGCTGCTTCCCATTGTTCTCGTTCAACTCGTTGTACTTTGACAACATAATTGCACAAATCGTTTTCAGACATCCCTGCAAATTGTGGCAATTTTTTGAGTTGTGGAATATCCATATATTCCATATCGTTTCCATAGTAATTCATACTTTTCCTTTCGTTGTTAATTCCATCCACCGAGACGAAATCATCTCAGCATAATGAATTGGATCAAGTCCATAGTTTCCCAAACAAATACCATCATTGATTTCTACCAATGCACTTAATGCATTAGACCCGGGAGATACCTTATGGTTAGCACCATCCGCTTGAATAATAACGCCCACGTCAAGTCCATACGCAATCGGTGCCACAGGTTTATATGCATCAATCATCTTCGTTACTTCAACATAAAATGGGGTCAACTGATAATCATATACTTCTTTTTGAAAGTATGGTTTCACTCCTACGATTTCATTCTCGTGGACATAAATTCTCCATTCCGATACAAAGTTAACGGGATCACAAACAAAAACTTCATGCTCGGGATCAACCTTACCTGTTCGGATCGTATCAAGCAATGTGCTCAATACTGCTCCATTAAACTGCTTCTGAATGACAGGCTTGATGAACATATGTCCTTCCAATGCTGCTTCCCTAGCATCCGCCCATTTTTTACGCTCCACATTGCGGTGCATAAAAGGCATAAGTTCGGTAGGATATGGATTAATGCCTACGTAATCCCACCCAAAGACTCGCTTTATTATTTTACGACAGGAACCCACACCAGCAAACACGGGAGTCTCTGGCGTAACGTCGATAGTGTCTTCTTGGTCTTCCTCAAACTTTACTACTTCATATCCTATCTCATCAAACCCCTTCCATGCAGCATAATAGTTTACATCAGGGAAATTTCCATTGCGAATTTTTACGTATGCTTTTTGCTTCATATCTTTTTTGGTAATCTCGCTCCCCGAAAAAATACAGGGAACATATAGTTGTGAAACACATCTCCATTAGTATATTTATCATCCCATATACATGGGGAATCACTGAGACGGACTTCATACACATAATGAAATTCTTGACGTTTCATCTCCTTAAGAATCATCGGCTTGAAAATATCTTTCTTATAATGATAGTCCCGCACATTATGAATGCCTCGACGAGTTCCACTATCAATATCATAATCTTTTATGAACCAAGGAGTAAACATCCATGTCTTCACTATCATTGGACGTTCCCATTCATCATCCTTAGACGTATATGATTTCATTATTGGATTGTATGGATCATTCCATTGATGAATGAACGTAGGAAAAGTTACAAACACAACCCCGGCATCAGTTATTTCATCGGGGGTCCACAACCGTTCTGGAACAATGTCTGTAGAACTATATGTGCCAACCTTAGTCTCGGTGCTAATAAATGGAAATGCTGCCAATGAAACCGCAGCGGATTTGATAAACCTTCTTCTATTCATAACTTATGTGTGGTAGACTGGAAACTGTTCCATGCGTGTTTGCATCTTTTTGATAAGCATCAACAGGTATTTGTCATAATCTGTATCGACATATGGTCCCTCCGAAATACCATCTTCAATACGTCTTTCTGCTAATGCAATATTATTCATTCGCTTATCCTTCAGAACGCCTTGAATAAAATCATATTCCGATGGCGTGAGGGTATTCTCGGCATTATCAATAGATTCAATGATTATATCAGTGTATTCGGGAAATAAAGTCTCTGCAATCATCAATGCATTTTCCTTTGTAAGAGGTGCTCCTCGGATTACAAAAGTATTCTTGATTCGAGAATACTGATGCTTGAAGTTGTGCGAGAACATCACACAATAGTTTTGTATTAAATTCTCAGTTCCGTTAAAACTTGTTGGGGGATTCATATATTACTTACTTCCTTTCTTTTTATAGTAACATGGGATTTTCTCCCATTCCAATCCATATTTCGAACACAATTCTTTACCTTTTTTGAAGGCTAATGTTGCTTCGTTTAAATTAGGACTTTGAGTTAAAGATTTCAGCTTCTTAAGAACATCAAATTGTTCCAATGTTAAATCAGCATACAAATATTCAACCATGTTCTCAGGTTCCTTCAATGTAACTTCTTCTTCTTTGGGACGATATTGTTTCTGTGCATCAAACGTAGCATTTGCTGCCTTCCGTTCAGGACTGGTTGGTGCAGAGAAACGGTCATCAATAAACTCATCCAAAATGCGTTCCGCCTCGGATTCACTCATCTCTGAAAAGTTTGGGCTATTATAGGTTTCCGATATAGTTGCGTGACCATTTTTAACCAATGATTCATTCATTTGATCCCGTCGGTCATAATGACTACGACCATAATGAGCATCATCTTCCGATTCACGAAGCATGAAATAAAGAAGATTCAAGATAGGTGTCCGCAAACATGGAACAAACTTTCCATAGCTTCCCATGATTTGTTCTTCGGTCAATCCCTTTTGGGTTCCTTCAGTAAGCAACCGATTTCGTAATTCGGTGCCTTCCAATATTTCTTGCTTATACTTTGCTTCATAGGTATTTGCAATCCCCAAAATATTCTCTTTATCTTGTTTTATTTCTTCGACCTTTTTAGAGATTCTTCGTCCGAACCCTGGGTCGCTGGTCATTATCGACATTAGTGATAGGTTACTCATAATGCATTTTCCTCCGAATCTATGTATTGAATAAACTTCATAAATTCTTTGTATTTTTTCTCCAATTCATTTATTTTATCAACTTTTGCTTTCCATACTATTCTTGTTCCAAGTGCAGGAGCAGAATATGTCAATTGTTATTCCAATGATTTTTTATAGTTATGAACATATTCGAATAATAACGCCAATTCCGATCCAAGATATTTATCTTCAACCTCGTGTTTTACATCTCCGTCATACGTGTGGTCGGTAAGCACCATTTTCATAACACACCTTCCATTGGCTTACAGAACTGAGACCATTTGGCGGGAGGTGAACATATAACACCAATCATACCACCTACAATGGCACAGTTGGTATCTACATCTCCGAATGCCATAGAGGTTTCGATAATAGCCTTCTCATACATTTCTTCAGACCCCTCGTCTTGAACTAAATGCTTGATGGTCAAGTAACAACACAAAGGCACCGTGTCTTGACACGTAACATGCGTACCGTTTCCAAGAATTTCTATCGCTTTTCCAATCGGAACATCATATCCCATTTTGCTTGCCTTGTCAATACCATTCCGAACTTGACCTTCGGGCACTCGACGAAGAAGATTTTCATACAATCTTTTTGAATCGGACTTAGGTGGAATTACTTCTGCTGCCACCAACGTAGTAATATCATATGCCAAAGACGTAATGGCAATAGCCCCGGCGATTCCTTCGGGATGACAATGAGTAACTTGTGCCTGTAATGCTGCTTCAGCAATGATTTGTTTATCAATACCCGACAATCCGGATTGTGCATCATAAACCAACTGACCCGGCCACTGCGATCCCAAATAGGCTCCCAACGGGGATACACGCATGGCTGACCCATTGCCACAAGACCCTTGCAGTTCCGATCCATCAGCGGTATCCTTCTGCCGTTGCAATACGATGTTGACTTCGTGCATTGCTGCCTTCAAATCATGTCCTTCGGATAGACTATGAACCAAACTATCAATATGCGAAGGCATACCTTCGGCTTTTGGCTTCATAAATTTATTTGCGTTAGTCCAAGGAGTTCCTTCATAGATGTCTCGAAGAACTTTACGAGTGTTAAGACCATATCCATAGATTTTTCCATCGGGGTCTCGTGTCATATAACGGGTAGCAAACTCTATAGCGAGATTATCGGGGGATACTATAGGAGTTTTGGAAAATGCTGCTTTTCCTTTGAGATGGTTATACAAAACAATTGCCTCCTCGGTATCATCCGAGTATTGAAACTGATTGTGGAACTGGGTGAGTTGTCCTCCGGATTTAGCTACTCCTTCAGAGAGTGCTTTGAGGATGTCATGAGCGAAGTAAAGTTGACCCAAGTTGCCAACACAGTCTCCAACCCACAGTCCTTCTAGGGACTTTTTTGCGTAGTCTATCATATAATAACCTTTCAGTGTATGTGTTCATTGTGTATTAACGTAACGTTTATCCGTTTCAATATATGATTGAATACGGTCTTGCATTTCTGCAAGGTTTTGTTTTAACCTCTCCTGACGCCGTTTAAGCACCGTGAGGGTATAGACATCATGTAAATGTTTTTGTTCTTGTCGGGGATTTTGAAAATTATTGATGTTATGAACTACATCTTTTCCCGCCAGTTCATTGATTTGTTTGTCAATCATGTCAAGCATTTCTTTCATACGTTGGTATGACAGAATAGCATTGATACTTTCGAGGAATGGTCCTCGGTGATACCCCAAATCAAATTCTTGATCCTTATCCATAGATTATTTATGATGATTGTGTTTTGAAAATTTGATATTCATAAATTTTTTTGACGTGACTCAAAAAATCACTGACCGACGAATCTAACTTAGCATAATTACACATGCTACAACACGGCACACAATTTGAAATAGTATATCCACCATTACTGTCCATTCGATCAATTCCATTACATATACACGCTCCTCCACTAGAATTCGGACGTTTTATCATACTCGGAACTTGACCGCAATAATAACAATTTTGTTTAATGATTGTTCTAAACTCATCTTTAGTTAACTCGAACGGTATTTGTCTTCGTTTTGCTGCTCTACTATAGGATGAATAGTGATTATTAAATGCGGTTTCTCCATACGGCAATATTTTATATTCGTTTTTCTTTTTACAAACACAACACATTTTTAAAAGGTGCATTTTTGATGACTGTATATTATGTTTAATCCTCCCACAATCACATATATAATCAACTCGTAAATCTCCTTGTCCATTTATGTAATATTGTTTAACAACCGTTAATTTTCCAAATTTCATCCCAACATAATTCCGTTTTGTTCTATTTTTACAAATTGGGCAACGAGTATTATGTGTTAAACTATATTTTAATCCCTGTTCCGTATAAAAATATTGTTCTTTTCCACAATCAGGACACGACTTTCGAAATCTCTTTATCTTCCCAGTATCGCTGCATTCTGTCTTTACAGATATGTTGTTTATTGCGTTGATACCATCGTTTGGAGCGAATGTTAGTTTGCTCTCGGATTTCCTCGATTGTTCGATTAAGTTTTTTTCTTCCCATAATGTTATTGTGTTGTCCATATACAATAAATACTGCGTCAAAACATAAAACGTCAAAACATTATCGTTTATTTTCAACGAAAGTATAAAGAATTTTTGCAGTCGAAACTACTTTTTCCGGAGAAATCTCATGGGTCTTATTATTATGAAACAATAAATCTATTGCCATCGAAATTAAATCGTTTCTCAATTCAAATGCATTTCTTCCAGATACCGATTGGCGACGAGGTAGCTCATTATCATCATTCTTATTATTTTCCGATGCATTTCCACCTACAAGTTTTTTAATGCGGTTAGAATCGAGGACTAAAGACCCTCCAACGGTAACTTTACCACCATCTTGTTCAATGAGAACATCGTTGTTAAGCCCGGTGTCATTTGTTTTTTCTGGATGAATAACGGCATTGAAGAAATTTAGGTCTACGGTATGAGTATCATTGGAATCCACAGAAGAATAAGTAATTATAAAATCTTTAGTTCCGGTGAATTTAACCGACAATATCATCTCATGCGATGACAATTTTATAGCAGCATTGGGAGGAAGTTGTCCCATAATTAAGTCTTGGTCAACTTTAGGAAGTCCTCCAATTTTAACGTTGGTATCTTCAATAGAAAGAATAACGCAAAGTACCACCGAACCTTCATACGATAGATACTTGGGGTAAGCAACCAACTGCTCTTTAAAATGTTCGATTATCCGCTTGGACTCGGCGATACTCTTTTTCTTTACTGAAGTCTCAGTAGATTGATTACAATCAGCAATTACCTGTTTGATGGAAGTTTGTATGGGCTTTCCACCTACGTCTTCTATAATGGAATTTAGGTCGTATGATGGACGATCTTGGAGTTTATACTGATTAGCGACGGCTTGGGGTATTGAAATATCGTCGCTTTTTACCTCTTGACAGGTCCGGACTTCTGGCGTAGTGTTCTGCATATGTTACTCTCTGTGTGTATCTGCGGTCAACAAATAGTTGACGAGTGTGTTCTTTGATATATATTTATGATTGTACCAAAAACACTTTTTTTAATAGTCTATGATAAAATTGATGCCACTTGTGAATCCTAAGCACTTGATGCTTGAGACAGAAGAGAAGGAATTGCCCGAACAGTTCAAGGTATTTGATCGTGGATTCGAGTTTATCAAGCAACGTGTAGCCGAACTTAACAAGAAAGCCGCCAAATACAAGGTTCCTCCCCTTGAAATCGTCGTTCACAAAGAAGAGATGGTCAAGGTTATACACCCTGACATCAAGAAGATGCAGATGGCACAGTCCATGACTATTCCCCTTGATCCCGGTCTTCTGAAAGACCCAAACTCGTGGGTTTTAGCAAAACAATATACGTTGTCATTGAAGGGTGAACCACCACATGTCGAAGGCTACGAGTTTATTGCACGGCTTGAACATACCCCTGAGGGAAACTTTATTTACACCAGTTCCCACTCATCAGTTCCAAACCTCCCCGCCGAATTCAAGACTGCTAATCAGCATTGCGATGTTTGCCATACCAACCGTGATCGTAATGATACGTTTGTCATAAAAATGGTAAACGATGATCCCAAACGGTTTCCCGACAAGAAAGCCGGAGATTTGTTAATTGTCGGACGAAATTGTTTGGCAAGGTTTATGCCGGGAGTCAGTGTTGCAGGACTCATTGCCTATACTAACATGGTTGAAGCAACTCAATTCGATGTTAAGGAAGCCCAAGAGATGGACACCGATGCTGAAAAAGGTGGAGGCGGGGGTGGCGGAAAATATTATGAACCCGCTGACAATCTGTTATTCTGGCTCTGTGCAACCTACTTGTTCACGGGACATTATTTATCCAAATCTCAAGCCAATAAAAATGCTGAAGCAGGAATGACTGGCACAGTGACAAACCCAACAATCTATCGTGCATTGACTGAAATGCGTCCCAATCCGTTTGGAAAAGAAGACCCACATAAGACGTATCCTATTTATTACAAGGTAAAGGAAGACGAATCATTCAAACAAAAGGCTGAAGGAATGGCGAAAGAGTTTGAAGCGTGGTATCCATCGAAAGATTGGACACAAATGGCTATCGACAAGCCAGATAAAGCCGACTTCATTAATAACATGGCACTTGTAGGTAAACAGGAATATCTTAAGTCCCAACAGTTTGGATTCTTCTCGGCACTATTCCAGTATTTTCTGAGAGACAAAAAATCAGCAGAAGACAAAGCCGAAGCAGCCAAAAAAATGGCAGAACTTCCTCCGTCCCCGATCAACTTTGGAGACCCATCATTACTAGGAAAAAGGTTGCGTGATATTGTAAAGGAAGCTGAAATCAAGAAGCTTGCCACCAGTGGAATGGACGAGAAAGCAATCAAGAAAGCTATTAAGGGACGTGAATGGGGATGGGAAGTATCAGTCAAAAAGATTTCTGAGTATGAGAAGACCCAAACCTTCGGGTATGGTGACTCGGGAATTGGGTATCGTATTCTTTTCGAAGACGCCTTTGGCAATGAATTCATGTGGTTCGCAAGCAATGATCTCGGACTCCAAGAGACCAAGAAATATATCATTGATGCCGCCCTAGTTAGCTTTGAACCTCCGAGCAAGTATCATCCTACTAAACCACAAGCCCGTATCAATCGTGTAAAAATAATCAAGGACTTGCAGAATCCGAACGCACCTATTCCTCCTGTCGTGGCGATGGAGTAATTAGATTAACCACTTCCTCAAGTAATCTCTAAGACTTCCTTCTTGGATGTTGGGGGAATATTTGTCCCACAAGAACTGCATGAGTTCCATCGCTGTATTGAAATAGTGAGGTCCATCCGTTTTAGTTGCCCAATATGATGCCTGTCCTCCTGCAAAGAAATAAACGTTATCATCACTCTTTTTTCTATAATATAAAACTCGGAATGCAATCCCCGCATTGGAATCGGTTTCCTTTTCAAACCCCATACTAGCAAGAGTCTCTTCATCTTTTGATACCAAGGAAATAGCTTCATTGTTGGGAGTATTCGGATATTCTTTATTAAAATAATCTCTGTAGTCTACTCCGCTATATGGAACTTTACTCAAATTCTCTGCCTTCGGATTTTCATTTGCATGTTTGGCTGAATAATTAAAATACCATTCCATTTGTGGTGAATTAGTATTTTTATCAGCACTAGCTAATGTCTTCTTCAAATAATATGCTTGTTTGTCTTGTGGAATCTTAACAAATTGCTCGTTAAGACCAATTGTCCACATAATTCCGTCAGTGAATAACTTTAGGGTAAATTTACTAGGATGCACCCACTTAGTTCCATAAACAAGCATCTCTGGATGGAACCCAACACTCTTGAGATTATTGACTACTTCTATATCCGGATAATACATCCCGCCAGAAGTTTTATCACTATCTAATTTATTCGAATGAGTTTCAAGATATTGATGCGATTCTCCATTAAATAAATCGAAAACATCATTATTACTTGAAGATTTGTCAACATCAGTCAGAGCCATCGTCAAAAAATGTCCTTGATGAGAGAGTGGAATCTCAAGTTCCGTGACTCCGTTTATACTATACCACCGAATTCCCTTAGTGTGTAATTCAAAATTAAACTGGCTTGGATGCACCCATCTAATTACACCATTCGGCATAGTTTCTGAGGTAAATCCCGAAGTTGTGAGAAGTTTTACAACCAACTCTTTAGGATAATATGATTCACCCAATGGGTTTTCTTTTGGAGTTGGGTTTACTTTATTTTTCCACAACCATCTAAGGGTATCTTCTACGGATGGAAAGATTTGGGTGACTCCTCCAGTATTAAAATTAGACCAATAATTTGATCCCCCGTGATTATAAAACGCTATTCTCCGATTATAATTTTGATACACAAGTCCACCTCCCCATTTTACAGGATTCCATCCCATAGATTTCATTGTAGTCTCATCAAATGGAGTAAGACTCAATGGAACTTTAGGAGGTTGTGTATTCCACATAATCTTATAATTCATCCCCGAGAATGGCATATTCTCGGTTCCTGCTAATACTGTTTTATTCTTATTGGATTCTGATTTTTTGGATACCAAATATTGTATGGCGGATGAATAAGTATTGAATTTTTGGACCTCCGCTGTGGACGTACTAATTACACTTGCAGTTCCATCTTTAAGAAATACCACATCAAAATCTTTATTCGTATAAAAAACACTTCCATCGGGAGGTTGAACTTTTTGGAACCCCAATTTATTCTCGTTATCCGCAGAGAGTTCTACTGAATCTTCTGGGGCAAAACTTTGGAGTGGCGTTTCTGGCTCGGAAATCTCCGGTGAGGAATTTTGCAAATGATCCATTAATGACTCGTTATCAGTAAACGAAAAAGAATTTTTACTTCCCTTCATTTTAACGGATGATGAATGGTCAGCAACATCATAATACAATACCGTTCCAGACTTATTTAGGAATTGAAGCAAATTTCCCTTTACCATCATTAACTTAAATCCCTTAATATCAATTTCCTCATCCAACTCTACATCGCCCGTGCTATGAGTAAGTTTAGGAGATGCCTCCGTAGTTTCCAAATAATTTACAAGGTCAGATACATTATTAAATTTATGTACGGGATTGTTATCAGGTGCCAAATATAAATTAGACGTTCCATCATGAAACAAATATAAAGTATCACCATTAGAGTTTCTATACATGGTAGCTTCCTTAACCCCACCCATTGTAGTAATATTGATGGTAGTTTCAAATTTAAACCCATGTTTTTCTATTAATTCCGGAAGTTTGGCTTCGGGGACTTCTTTTACTTCTGGCGTAGGTTGATTGATAGACGAAGGTTCTTCTTTTGGCTTCGAATCTTTGTAAGACCATTTATTAACTACATCCTCTATATTTTTTAGAAAATATGCGATGCCATTCATTCTAACATACTCTAAGAAATCATCGACATGCTCGATTATACGCTTCGCATTTCCCAAGGATAAATTAATGTTATATGTACTATAAATGTAATTCTTAAGTGTTTTAATGGCTGCAATCTTATTGGATGAATTAATCGGGGTAGACATTGGAATGTCTCCATCCAAATTCATAAACTGCTTAAGTACCCCATGCATGGTATTGTAGTCATCTTCAGAAACGGTTGGGTTCTCATCCGCCATTGCCCATTTCCCCACTACCTTATCTATGTCAATCAATGAATCGGGAAGACCATAATTTTTAACGTAATTCAAAAATATTTTCACATTTTCCACAATCCATTTTCCCTCTCCTAAAGACAATTTCAACCCATACTGCTTCAACATCACATGCCGCAAATATACAACGGCTCCGACTTTGTTATTATGATATTGGGGTGATCCGGGAGGAGTCTTTTGGGATGGAATATTACCCTTTTCATCCCTGAACGGCTTAAGTTCCTTGACTAAATTGTCATGGATGACTTGAAACTTTTGTTCATCGGGCGTAGCAACCTTGGTCAATGGAGGCACTGCCGAAACGGGGGGTTCAGGTGATTCCGTAGATGCCGACACAATGGCTGGTGGTTTAGGAGATACTACTTTTTTTTTTACAAACATCGCCATCTCGGGCAAACTGTTGAAGTGTTGAACTTCTCCCGTTTGACCATTCGTATAGGTAGATTTTGGATACGGCGAGATTTTAATGGTGTCATTGGTCTTGACGTTAACATAGTCGAATCCCATATGATCCCATACAAATCCAGCATCGTTCAATGTTTTTTCAAACATTGCCCCAGCCTTCATTCCGTCCTTCACAGGAGTAGATGGAGCAACCAATGGAGACACGGAAGCCCCTTGATACTTGGTTACTAACCACGATATTGCATCTGCAATCTTCTTGGTAACGGCGGAATGAGTGTTTCCCATTATAATAAGAATCTTGGCTACATCATTGGGGTAAAATTTGGCTACATCCCCAATTTTTTTATGCATATACCATACATCTGATCCTTGCATCTTAGGCTCAAATCCGACAGACTTCAATGCATTTTCATCTTCTTGTGTGAGACGAATCGTATGGGTTGGGGGTTTTGTAATACCAACGTGGGCTTTGTATGATGCCTTTGATGGTGATGGCGGTGGCAATGGAGCATCGGATGACTGTGAAAAAATCTGAGGAGTCACCAAAGTTGAAACCGTGCTCTGGACTGGATTTTTTATCTGAGTCAATGCCGCAAAGTTGTTGGCAACGAATGAATAAGTCTTATTCCAGTTCGAAAATGACCATTGTTCAGTCGGACTTCCTACAACCCCATGCTTAACAACATAGGTCTGTCCGGTCGGAGTCGTAGATTTTTTACCAACTGCTAAAGCAGTGCTTCCATTAACTAAGAACAACGTCATACCCGATCCCGCAGTATTAGGTTCAACGGTGACTGTTCCTCCGGTCTGGTTGGCTAGAATCTGAAATGTATTTACTTCAACATTATTGAGCGAATATTCAGTCGATGGCTTGGTTCCAACCGATGGAGCCATCAATGGCTCTTTAAAGGGAACGCTGGAAACACCACCCATAGATTTACCAATCCATGCTTTACTTGCATCATAATCTTCGTTTGGAAGAGCATTCTCCGTGAAAGTTTTGCACAACAAAAATATAGAATCCCAAAAAGACTTATGATAAACCTCATTTGGATTAGACTTCTTACATACCATATATGTCCCATTGGAAAACGCAAATAATTGAACTCGGTCGTCTCCGGGAAGATATGCCTTGTAATACTGAGTTGATGGTCTCCATCCCATTTTGCATTGCTCCAACAATTGGGTTTCCTTAGCCGCATCCAATTTAATCTTGGTATGAGATTCCAGAATTTCATCTTTTTTAGATTTAACTTTTGGCTTTGAAAATGTAGACACCCCCGGAATAGGCTTAATGAAATTAAATACATTCTGGGTTAGCCATTTTTCCAATTTTTCAGGGGTTTCGAATACCTGAATATCGGCATTCATCGAATCTTGAACCGAATACATTCCATTAGTATGGAACTTGGCAGTATATTGATTCTGAATGGTGATTCCCTTCTTATTTTCATAAGGAGCCTGTGTTTGCCATTCATTTCCGACCGAAGATTTAACAAACTTGTTTGCCGTAAGCACCGCTTCCACTTCAGGCGGAAATGGTTTATCTGGGCTTTGAGTTACCTTATTAATATCCTGTTCAATATCAGGATTATCGCTCAAATATCCAAGCACCCGGACAATCAATCTCTTAATCAGTGGAGATACAAATGGAAGATACCGAGCAATGTGAGTTGTCTTGGCACGACGATCAAGATCAGAGGGGGAAACATACATTCCACCTTTATTCAAAAGTGCTCCCCCATTGTGTTCCAAATCATAGATATGGTCAATTACCGATGCCATATCCTCAATGTTTCCTTCGTTGGTTTGAGCAGCCAATTTTATAAGTGAATCAGTTCCTTCTCCCCATTTAGGACCACCGAATGCAGAACCTCCCCATCCAATCTTGTTATAAGCAAGGGAAATATCATCCCATGTTACACCCGATTTGAGGATGGCTTGATTAATACCAATAATTATGTTGGGAGACATTTCACGAAGTAGAATTTTACGATGGGTAATACTCTCGGAAATATTCTTATGAGTCTTGAGCCATTTCTGAATCTTATCTGTTTCAACATCCGTCGAAGCATGTTTCAAATCATCGTCACCCCAATCAGCACCCGGGGGAACTTCAACTGTAGGCATATTGTAATCAGTATCATCGGGTTCTTCCGGAGCACTTGCTTTTGGTTCTGGCTCTGGCTCTGACTGTGTTGGCTCTGGTTCTAGCTCGGAATTTCCTACTTTAGGATTTTCCTGATCTTTCGATACAAAATCAAATGGATCGGGATTCATTCCAGCATAATACTTACAAAACTTTAACAGACGTAAAACAGCATCTTCATGACCAACCATCTTAGGAATATACATATTGATATTGGCATTAAATTCCTCTTTGGAAACTTTACCTTGTTGATTGTGTAACCCAACCAATCTATGACGAAACGTTATCCAGTCGGGGGAATAATTAAGAATATATCGAAATTCCTGCATGATGCTCAAACGCAAATGCGCCGAGATTTTTCTGGAAAGTTGAATAGTAACTTCATCGAACACTTGGTCAATAACTTTACGAAGTTGGGCGGGAACAATTGTACCACCCATTGGAGGAAATTCAACATCTTCCCACCCCGCTACACCAGCCGCCAAAGGATCAACACCACGTTCGATGGCTGCTCGATATTGTTTTGCTTGCGATGGAGTAAGTACTCGGGCTTTAGTTGGGTCTGATTGATGACCGGGAGCTATCGATGGATCGGGGCGGGGACTGCCCAATTGTCTATGCATAAGTTCCATTGCATAGAAATCATAAAACAGTTTGGTGGCATTGGCTCTAGTCGATGAGTCTTGCGCCCCACTTTTAGTGACATTTATGAACGGGGCATGATAATGAACCCCTTCTTGAATGATTCTCAACTGTTCTTTTAGTGAAATAGCCATATATACAGGAATAAATATACGATAACGTGACCATTCTCGTAATAAAGATACACGGTGGAGATAAGTGAAAACAAAATTATGACTTTCATTTATCTCCACCTATTTATAGAACATGAATATTATTTGTGAAGAGTGTGGAGCCGAATTTAGGAGGTCTAAATCCTCATACGAGCGGTCGATAATTCAGGGAATGAAATTTTTCTGTTCGTTGAAATGTAGTGGTTCTCATAAAAACCGTGTGGCCCGAGGAAAATGGGGCAATGGAAAAACAAAAACATTATGCGAAGAATGTGGTACAGAATTTGAAAAACGAACGGCTGACTATAATAGAACCGAATCAAATGGGAAAAAACATTTTTGTTCATTAAAATGTAGTGCGGTTTATCGAAATAAAAGCATGACCGAAGAACAGAGGCAAGCAGCTGGGAGACGATTAAATAGTGTTCCTCATAAAACACGAGAAGATTGTTATTCCCCATTTCGGGAGTTTATGAGAAGATGTCAAAGCAAAGAACGGATAACGGCTTATGGGACACCAAACATAAATTTAGAATACTTGAAAAGAGTTTGGGAAACTCAGGGCGGAATTTGTCCTTACACTGGAATTAAAATGATTCTTCCAAAAAATTTACGAGAATATGACCAAGTTCGTAGCCCGCAAAAAGCCAGTTTAGATAGAATAGATTCATCGGCGGGATATATTCAAGGAAATGTAGAATTTGTTTGTAGTAGCGTTAACTTAGCAAAAAATTCATTTACTCGTGAAGAGATGATAGATTTTTTCTCCAAAATTAGACTGAATCACGTTTAGCATTACCCATTCGCAACCATCGTGGAGGTAGTGATTACACTGCGAACTGGACATGCGGAGAATCGAACTCCGGTCTCTAATATATTCAATGAATAACACTACACGCTTAGTTTGTATATGAATTATGCTGATTATTAACAAACAATTTACTCAGTATAGACATACTTAACAAGTATGTCAGTTGCCTCTATGATAGAACCATAGAAAGTTCCCTCGCTTATTAACGCAACAGAATTTTTAGCGAGTATTATATTCTGCTTACCGAATTAAGCCAATGCTAACTCTTCGGAAACCACTTCTTCATTTCCCAAAGGAAACTCGAAGTTGATAGCGGACAATTCGTTTAAACGATTATCGGTTATATTTCAGTCGTTTTTTTACAGAGCCGATGACCAAACTCTGGCGTGCATTCCTCATTTCCAATCTTAGATCGAAACCAGGTCATGCCCATAATACTTCAAAGAACTGATAATAAATATAACACAGACACCCCAACCTGTCAACTTAAATCTTTGACCTACGTTGTTTGTCTGTTAATATTCCACGATCTTCACCAAACATTACATCGTGTATGGTCATATGGTCAACGTTTACTTCGGAGTCTCCTTCAAAATATACATCACCCGTGATAGTAAAACACATTTTATGAACGGTGTCAATATCTTTTTCTTTCACCACTAACCATATCGCCAACGTATCGTCACTAGTAGGAACTACCCGCAACACATCTGCTTTGATAGTATTTATACACATGGTTACGTGGCGACGATGATCCAACTTTTTATTGAACTCTTCCGTTGCCTTACGCAAGACGTTGGTGCCGAATTTATAATGTTTGAATACCGGAGGAGTTTCAATCGGATAACGATAGTTAACTCCACGGTTCATCATTACACTGTTAGATGTGAATTTCATAACTTTTTATAAATAAACTTATGTCAACAAATACACCACAAATGTGATATACTGTGGAAACATAATACACCAATTATTTATGGTTATTAGTAAATGTGTCATCATGGTATTTCCTTTTCGGTTAAGTCGTTAAGCCACGCTTTGATTTCTTTGACATACCCTTTGAGCAATCGGTTCTTTTTACGTACATCCCGATCAATCAAATCTCTATCAGTTATAATGCCTTCTTGCACAAAGTCTTGTAACGCAGTCAATAGTTCGATTCGGCTGGTTTGAATTTTTCTCATACCGATAAATAGCGGGAGACTGGTTAAAAAGAAGAAGTTGACAAACTTTGGTAGTATGCTATATTGATGATATGAATGAACCATCATTTCCTGTAAACACATTATCCGAAACCAACACAGAGACTACCCCTATCTCTAAAGCTCCCACAGTTTTTAAACTTATTTGTGTGTCAAAATGCAAGAAGCACGCAGTTGAAATGGCAAAACAACTTCGCCCATCCAACAAATTCACCCGGGTCTCCGAAGACTTCTTACTGGCGTGTGAAGGCAATCTCAGGGCTTTTATCGCCAGCCGTGTTAAAGCCCATCCGTCAAAAGGAAAAACCTTGACTTGAAATTGACAATCTGATAAGATATTGACCTATGGAAAAAAAGAAAAGTGAAAAACTTGTAAACGTGTGCGTTGTTATGGGGGTCGAAGGCCCAAGCGTATCTATCAACGACTATCGTGTGGCAGGCAATAAACCTTGGGGCGGGGGTAAAATTTTATTAGATGTAAACGTTCCATTATCTGACATAAAATATGCAATAAAAAATTCAACCGAATAATGAAACTTTTAGCCAAATTTACCGGGAAGGTCGTAACCTTCAATAAGCCCCCAACTCCATCACTTGTCCTTTTGACTGGTGATGGAAAAACATGCGAAGCTACCGCACCATCTGACCTCCTGCAAGCACAGGGCGTAGATTACACAGGGGCTGAGTTCGAAATTTTGATTAATGAAGGTCCATCAGGAGTCCCAGTACCTACCATCAACAAGATCGTTCATGTCGTCGCCCCCGCTCCAGAACCATCCGACGACTTCAATATATGACTGTCTCAGATTCCATAAACGGCATATATGAACTACTCGGCGGATTAGCCTTGGCATTTAACTGCTACCGCACTTATAAAGATAAGGAAATCAAAGGCATATCCGTGGTGTCTATGGTGTTTTTTACTTCGTGGGGATACTGGAATCTTTATTTCTATCCTTCTCTACATCAAGTTGTTAGCACAATTGGTGCTGTAATATTGGTATTTTTCAATACCATTTGGCTTTGTCAAGCACTCTATTACATTACTCATCCAAAAAAACAAATAATCCTCCTAAACCCCAACCCAAATACGGTTATGGAAAATAATAATGGAAATACTGTCACCGTGCTTGAAGTCGGTGAAGGTTGGATTCGTGGGCAACATCCCGATGGTAGCAAATTTATGCGATCAAGATCCGGGTTCATGAAGAGTTATCATCCAAAACAATAACTCCAAACTAAAGAAAATAAATGACTACTGCGTTTAAAACCCCACAAGATGTCATCAATGCTTGCAATGTCGAGTGTGAGCGGGCATGGAATGAATACCTTAAAATCAATAACATCGACCCCGTGCTCGCACCCGAAGCGGTCGCTGCCGCCAAGCAAGTATTCAATGATGGATATTATGCCGGTGCCCGATGGGTCAGTGGCACTATTGTTCAAAATTTGATTAACTCCAACAAACTCAACATCCCCCAAACATAACATTATGAAGTTCAATATCCTAAATTTAGATGGCATCCTTTCACAAGCTAAAACCTTGTTCAAGTCCATTCCAACCGATGACCTACAAAAGCGGTGGGATGCCTTTTCTAAAAAAGTAGTCGATAAACTTGAAAACGAATACTTCAATCATATCGAAAAACTCAATTTGGAACTTACCGATCAGCAAGATGCCATCAACAAGCTTATTCTGCAAAATGCCGAACTCCAAGCCAAGTTGGAATCAACAATGATTCGTGATAACCGCATGGAAAAAATGCAGTCCGAATTGAATACTGCATATCATCAAATCAACAAATTAAAATCTGATTTGGAAATCGAAATGGGAAATCGCAACCATTTTCGTGAACTCGTCGCCACAAACGATACCTTCATGATCGAACTAAAAAAACAAATCGCTACTTACAAGACGGATAAACAAAAAGAAACCTCCGATCTTAATCGCAAGTTGACCGAGAAAACGGGTGAAGCCGAGCATCTTGCCAAACAATCCATTCGCCTTACTGAGGAAAATGCAACCCTTCGTCTCGGTATCACGGAACTTACGACTAAAAACGAAGAACTTACCGCACTCAATTCTCAATTGAATACTCAAACTCCCTTGCTTATGGCAGAGAATGATAAGTATCGGGAACAACCCGTGCGCTTGGTAGAGGAGAAACATCTGCTACAAGAGACCATCAATGAGTATATGGGTATTGCGAAAGATGTTGGTGAACGTCTTGCCCATAGTGAATTTATTCGTGATAACCACATGGAAAAAATGCAGTCCGAATCCGTGCGCTTGGTAGAGGAGAAACGTCTGCTACAAGAGCAAGTCAATGAGTATAGGGGTATTGCGGAAGACGGTGCTGACCGTCTTGCCCATAGTGTAAATACTATTGCCAACCTTCAACATATGCTCGATAATAAACAAAAGATTAACGATCTCAACAGTGTCATCAATGTCATTCTAACTAATGTCCTTACTAAATTGAACGCTATGCCGTGGTATGCTTGGGGGAAGAAAAAAGAATTACTCGCCACGTATCCAGATAGAATTTATATCTTCCAAGAAGAAATCAATCTTATTCAATCGTGCAAACACATAGATATGGTCGGAGATACTGCGTGCCAAGCAACGGGTGCGGGAACTAAGAGTGCTTAAACAAGCCGCAGGCTCAGGCCGAAAACTTTAAGATATAATAAGTATGAAAGATCGAGCAACCGCATTAAATGTCCTCATCGACGATGATACTGTGAAAGATGACCCCAATAACATCTATATGTCCTTAAACAATTATTCATTATGACATATGAACTGGAAACGCCATGATAACCCAATGGCATCAAAATTAGGACGCTGCGGCGTCACTGGAAAAGTAATATTCCGAACCGAAGGCGCAGCTAAAAAACGAATCAAAGAAATTCTAACCGAAGATACTAACCGATGCCATAATTACATGCGAGCATTCCAATGCGACCGATGCGGTTATTGGCACCTAACCTCAGCACCAAATAAATTCAACCCAATAAACATATGCAATTCAACACCAAACTTAACGTCAACGATACCGTGTGGACTTTTCCCCAAGATACCACCGCCCTAAAATTTCAATGCCATACTATCATGGGTATCACCGTTAAGTTATTCAACGGCGAACTTCCTACCATTCGTTATACCCTCAGAAATAATACCATTATCTACGAACATAAAGAAGGTAAACAATGGTGGAGAACCGAAAAAGATGCCATTAATAAACTCTATGGCACATTCGGAAAACCTAATCAATGTACCTGTGGTCATTGCGAAGATAAAAATAACCCAGAAGCACCCGACCTCAAGGCACAATACACTGCCAATAAAAAAGTCAATTCCTTAAGCGAAGAATACACCCGCTTCTTCCAAGACCCAGGCGAAGTGAACGAAAATCCCAAAATAGATAAGAAATACTTCGAAGAACCCAAAACTCCTATCAAAAATCAAACAACCACTGCCGAAACCCTTTATGCGGCATTGAATGCGGCATTGGAAAAAATGTTTCCGCAACCATCTAACGATAAACCCCAACCCATCGCCAAATCGGAACTGGAAAACGCATTCAATGAAATCTTCCACCACCCCGATGAAGAACTCGATGATGATTTCGACCGTAACTTCGGTGAATACGTCTGCTCAAACCCCAAGCCCAAAAACCAGAACGAACTCAATGCTCTCTACGAAGAACTATACAATAGAAGCGAGACATTCAAAATCGGTGATAAAGTAAAACTCCAATCCAATGGCTGCCCCGATAAAATTGGAAAACTCGTCAAGTTCGATAAAAATGAATATCATGGACGTAAGTATAAATTCATGGATAACTATGGAGAAATCACTTATTGTACCCATGGTCTTTCCAAACTATGAATGAAGAACTCTTTGGGAGCATATGAAAATACCCATCCTTACTCTCAATACGCCCAATAAAAATAAGCGTATATACCCACGGGAAGTCATGGAGAAGGCTTTACAGAAATATCGAGACGAATATGTCTCCAAATCACGATCCATAGTTACTTGTACCCCACCCACCGAATTTGAGACAGACTTAACGGATGCAGTCGGAATCGTAAAAGAAATAATCATTGTGGATAATACCGTAATAGGTGAACTTCACTTGTTTAAACTTCCCAAAGCCGAAAGTGTCGAAGAAGCTATCAATAGTGGGAAATTACATATGCGTACCGCAGGTATAGGAAAAATGACCGAACAAGCAGATGGAACATTCAAGATCGAAGATGGTTATGAAATCATCTCCTGCTTCCTAACCGATGACCCCGCATAAAATCATATGAACGAAGAATACTATAAGCTCCTCAGCAAAATAGTAATCCAAATCATTAACCCCGCACTTAAAGAGTCGGAACAGCGTGAGTTCTATCTCGCCTGTTCCTACTTCCATGACCTCGATTCATTTACCCATGACGCTATCTCCAAAGCTTACCCTTGGGGTTATCTGAAAAAAATTGTAGATTTACATGTGGACCTTAATCAATTTTACCCATGTATCTCATATACTGATCTAGTTAGCCTATATCCATATGAATCCATATCCGATGACGGTGCCCTAAATACAATCTGTGATAAAATCCTAGCCGCTAATCCTAAAAGCATAGAAGATTATAAAAAAGGTAAAATGAACTCCCTTAATCACTTGAAAGGTCAAGTCATGAAGGAAACTAAAGGTAAAGCTAATATCCAAAAAGTTGAAATAATCCTAAAAGAAAAAATGATATGAATGAACCACATTATGACTTCTTTGACCTCCCGCCGGATGAACGTAGTAACGTATATCAAAAGGCAGAAGAAGAAACAGGTCAGAATTTCTTTGACCTTCCCCCAGAAGACCGTGCAGCATATTATAACGCCGCTACCCGTGAATTTGAATAAAATTTATCAAAATATCTGACCGCTCGGACTCGCCTTCCGCTGCCCACGAGTAATTAACCACTCGTCTATCGCCATTACATTGTTCCGATACAGATTCCACCCATTCGGAGTCACTGGCTCCTTCTTCCCATTCTCCGATAATATAAACGCCGGAATGTTGTCCAAATATACGATGTCCTTCTTTATGTCAATTGTCATTTGCTTCTTCTTTCTTTCTTTGTGTCTGTCTTGTTTACCGTCTTTTTCTTCTTCCGCTTCGTAAGCCATTTAGCCCCCGATGCTTCTAAATCATATATCACAAAATACCCCGTGATCTCCCCATACTCATCCTCCCGACTGTCCCCATTGTCCCATAATAACCCACCATTGAACGCTATCGCTACATGCATCGCACTCTTGTCTACCATCGATAACCGCACAATGCTAAAACCTGCCGGTCCTATCGGAGGATTGTTCCTCATCCCACTCGTCTCCATAAATGCCTTCGCAGGTATGTAAATTATCCCCTTCCTAAAATTCTCCGCTAACCACTTCCTACTCTCCTCCATATACGCATTCTTATACAGCTTCACAAAATTTGGAACCTTCTTAGGTGAAACCTCTAATATGCACGCTAAACTGTCCGGCCAACAAGTATCCTTAGTATTCGTTGTGTATCGTTTCATATATCCATCATACATACTCAAATGTTCCCATATAAAAATGTTCCTGCGTATTTTTTTAATTCCCATACTTCTTACCCCCAATTTCTAATTACACGAAAATCATCCAAAAACAACTCTAATTACACGAAAATCTACCGAACGGGAATATTTTCCACTCTAATCCTATGAAAATTATCCAATCACCCCGAGCGGGAACATTGCCCACAATCCCCAAAAACATCACCGTTTTTTACCCGAATACACTGACGATGCACACTACACTTCCTTTGTTTATCGTTCAACATTGGTGTATTGTCACAATTTAACATCTTCGGAATTTGCTACTTATACTGCGTAATATGCGCTGTTTAAATATCATTGAAAAATAGACCCCGAATCTGATGTCATGCCCTTATCATAGTAACTCGCCAAGTTTCGACGACAAATTGTATCTCTGTTCTTTTGATAATATCGCTTCTGTCTTTCTCGAAGTGCTTTTTTTTGATCATCATCCGTAAAATATTTCTTGCTTCTACCCATAAAGTTCCTTCTCTAAAATTTGTTGAATCATTCCTATTCTAATATATGATATTCGTATTAATTTTATGTTTTTGTCTTTACAATACTCATCTTTTATTTTATCCTTTATCTGACTATATTTCAAATCTTCGGTAGTCGTCATATATTGTCCCCGCATAAACTGTCCACTGTAAAAATGTTGCTTTCCATCATATTCTATAATAATATTGTTTCTCGGAACGAAAAAATCAAACTTTAATGGATACCCTTTTGGCGACCGACAGTCGGAAAATAGTTTCTGATAAACATAAGAAATATTCTTCCCGTCCATATATGTCATAATCTCTAATTCACCTATAGAGATTTTACATTTCGGACATCCTTGACCTCGAAGATGTTCCGATGGTCGCTTATAAAATGTCCCATGTTTGGCACAGATAATCTCAACTTTCCCCCCCATTGTAAATGACCTTGGAATAATCATACTTTATCCCATGTTTCTTTATAGCGCCAATAACAAATTCTTTCGTTGCCTCAGCAATAAGTTGTGACGTAATATATCTTGGATGATTCATGCAAGTGAATATACATACAAACAAAAAGTAGTAAAAAACATCTATAAAAAATTATTTCATGGGTTTTTTTCTAATATGTTGTCTATGATTTAACTTTTCATTTTACTACTTTTTCCTATTACAATATCACTTCCGTATGTTAAAAGGGTATGGGTGGCTGTGGCACTGGTCGAAGTGTCTCATATTCAGACACACCCATCCGCCCCATGGTGGGGGGGATGGGTGGCACGCTTGTTGCTTACGAATGTTTCTGTTGTATGAGATACCATTTGGCACGAGGCTTGCTGCAAGGGCGGGGTTTATCTTCCGCATTAGTTAGTTGTATCTTGGCAATTTCCAGTTTGCCATAAGTAGAAAGTACATTCTTGACGGCTTGCGGCTTATAACGCATCCCGCCGCTCGCAAAGCGAGTATTAACGGCTTGCACAATATCACTTGTGAACATGCTTGCGGCAATGCCGATTGCTCTTAGTTCCGTGTTTTCAATGCCACGGGAGAACACAGCCTCATTTTCCCGCAAAATATCTTTGACTAAAGCAACAATACCGCAAATGTCCAATTCGGCATTAGCATAATGCGTGCCATAAAAGCCAGTGACTTTTTTTGTTTCGGCTAGGGTGTTATTAATTGCCATCGAATTTTCGACGACGACCACGGACAATTCAATGGCCGCTTGTTGTGTTTCGGTATTTAATGTATCATTCATGTATCCAATATCGCACGATCCAGTATTTAATCAAATTTTATTTTGATATATAAGTGATTATTTTTATGTATCATTTTGAGACAGCGAGGAATGGGGCAGTATTTATGCTCGGTGAAATGACCTTAGTAAATACATTCGGTGAAATGATAGGTAAATAATGGCCAGTATTAAGTCGTGATGGCAATTTCAGTTCGAGGTGAACGGGCAAGGAATATGGACACGAAAAACCGTTTAAGTTATTACACTTAAACGGCTTCTGTAACCCCGCTCTAAAATGGGGGTGTTATCGGCTTAGACTTCGGCGGGGGAGCCTTGGACCGCATTGGCGGGGGTGAGCCAAGTCACATCGTTTTCGCCGGGACCGCTGGTATAATTGCGACAAGTGCGCCCGAGGAAAGTTGTACGAGTTCCGCCATCGGGTTTGAACGAAATGGTAAGGGAGGACTTGAAATGCACCTTTCCTTCATCGCCAGCCTTCAAGAGGGCGGCAATGGTGGCTTTCTTGGACTTGCCCACTTTGATGCCCAGAGCCTTGGAGGCGGCAGCTAGGTCTTCGGCGGTAATGGTTTCGAGGACGGGAGAGGCAATGATTGATTTACTCATAATGAACTATAGCGGTTAATACTGCGTTTGTGAAGCTTGTTGCTTCGTTTGTTACACATAGAACATAACACACTAGGCTAGGTTGTCAAATTTTAGTTTTAAAATAGTTAAAAAATCTTTTTTGACACCGCAGCCGAGGCAAGCCATCCGCACCCTATTTACTGGCCAGTATTAAGTCGTCCGGGTTGGCAGTATTTTGGTTCGGTGACATGGGAATATAAAACAGCAATCCCCGCACCACTTGGCACGAGGATTGCTTGTTTTTGCGAAACAGACGACTTAATCGGCAAGAATAGCTTCTGCCTCAGCAAGTTCGGGCATCTCAATAATTACGCCTGAAGCTTTCAATTGTTTGACGTTGGACAATTTAACCGCTATTACGGATGGTTTAAACTCGCTCCGTTCGCTTTCGGCATAGAGCCAAGGATTCACTTCATCATCAGAAACGGGTTCTCCCGCCTCATTCACATAGGCGTTAGTTGATTTCATCGGGAAGTATTGCAAGTAAAACTCTCCCCGCTTGGTTTCATCTTTGTGTTGAACCACGGGAAGGGACTTGCCATCAGAAGTCATAAGATGCTCATACCATGTTTCGCCCGCAACGTATTCAACTTCGGATTCTTTCACGCCGAGTTTTTCGGCAATGCGGCGGGAAACACTGTCGCAATAATTGGCATTGATGATTCCCATTTTACGGGACACCTTGTAAAGGCCATTCTTGGTCTTGGCACTTGCGCCCCAAGGGTTACCCTTGCGGATTTTGACTACGGGAGTTTTGGTGACGATGGCCACAAAGCGACATTGGGTGCTATTGATCTTTAAGAAGCCTAGCATTTCCAAGTCTGACACCATTTTTACCACATTTTCTTTATTAAGTTTCATTTGTTTCGCAATGTTTATTTGTTTCTTACTTACAATTCAATTTAACACACTATGAGAGATTGTCAAATAATGTTTTAAAAATCTTTTCAGTCACCCGATCTCGATCCGGTGGCGCCGCCAGTCGAGTGAATACTGGGCAGTATATGCCAGTGTCCGGGTAGTAAATGGGTTCGGTGAGAGTAAATAGAAAAACACTCCCGAGGAAGGAGTGGTTCATCTCCCCGGGAGTGGAAACCGACAGAACACCAACAACCAAAATTTTACGAGATTCGCTTAAAGGTAAAATAATCTTCATTACTATGCAGCATACCCCGGAAATGCTTGCCCTTGCGCTCAAAATTCACCACTTTGCCGCCGGGGATGTAATTCACTGCATTGGCGACCTGTACACCGGAAAAGGTATGGACAACATGTTTGTTGCGGTCAAAATAGAATTCACCATGCTGTCCAACTTGGCAATTTTCGTCCAATCCTTTTATTTGCGCTTCCGAGAGATAAATATTGTGCATTTCTGCTTCATCGGGGGTAACGTCCACACGTCCATATTGGGCATCGTACACCCCATGTCCGGGGAATGGCATAAGATAGCCGAGGCAGTCGTTTGAATTGGCAATCGTTATGAGACTGCCTTTATTTTCTATGGTTAGTGAGAGAGTTGGTTTATGTTTCATATTGTGCCTATAAATTAGCATACTTATGCGGATTTGTCAAGTGGCCATGGCATAATTGGTTGAAAGAATTTTAGTGTCGGCATTATACTCCGCCGTGTAATAATACTCATAAAATGATTCGACCTGAGTCCACCGCTTTGGTTTTCCCGTGAGAATAACGTCTTGTATGAAGATAGGGAACCGGCAGCAATGGCGGGAAATACTGTCCCCACTCATAAGTTTAAAGTCTGCCTCCGTTACATTGTATAATGACACCCCGTTAGGTTCACAGATAATGAACCCATAAGGCCATGGCGAAGTAAATACGCCGCCTGGGAAGTCTAACATCACCCGCTGGCCAACTGTAAATTTGAAGTGACTGGTAAATTTACCATTTCCAATTTCCACTTCATAGGGATAATTGGGAGAAATTTTGGTTACTATGCCTTTTATTTTCATAAGACACCTTATCACATAAGAATATAAATGTCAAATGGAATTCCCTACACCCGAGTCTGGTGACTGGACCCGAGTACGAGTTAATACTGGACAGTATGTTCTCGATAAAATATAGGATTTGGGTTCGGTGAGACTATATATAAATGTGTTGATTACTGTAAAATCAGTCAATCGAAGACACGGTGAAAACAATAACAAATCCCTTATGATTTCTCATAAGGGACAATGTAACTAACCGACAACTACACCGATGAAAGAAGTTTATCTCCGCTCGCCGCCCAGTCCGCAACGACTTCAGGGTCACGGATACCATTCCAAAAAGTTTGTTTCGCCATTAACCCCGCCCCGTATTCACTGGATTCAACTTGCCTCATGGGATTATTTCCACGGGAACTGGTATGAGTATAATAATCAGTTACCGATGACATCATGTCACTATAATCATTGCCATCGTTCCCACGACCTGATTTGAACAAGCTTGCCAAGGTATTCACCGTATTGCGGGTCCGGGTTGATAATGTTTCCGCATCTGAATTACGAGTAAGAAACCCAGTGAAAATGCTTTGGGCATCATGAGAAGTTGTCTTGATTTGAGACAGTTTATCAAATTCAATTTGAAACTCTCCTTGAACCCCCACGGCTTTGTCGATCAAAGCGGCAATCGCAGGCAACTTTAAAGTTGCATTCTTGGTATGCCGTTGGCGAACAGCAATGTTATCGGGGACTGATGTGTCATCATCTTTCCCCGCCTTATTTTCCACGGAAAACAGATTCATGGAAAACGTGTTATCGCATACAGTGCAAATATTGGACGTATTTACCCACAGTACAGAGGACTTATCATGTCCATTGCCGAAATTCAAGAAAGCAGAAAACTCCCTCCCGGCCGCTTTGAATTTCTCCATGCCGATGAGTTCAATCGAAAGGAATACACGGCCACGGTTGCGGGTAGAGCCGACAGACACAATCTTATGCTGTGTTCCAGAAATGGACATTTTCACCAGTTCCAAGAATAAAGCGTTAGTAATTGGTTGGAATGTTCCTGGGTTATACGGCTTCCCAATTTCCAATCCAACCACGTCATTGCATTCCAAGATAGAATATTTGCTTGGCTGACCTCGTTTCTCCAATACCACGGGCACCAAGTCCCATTTATTGAGGTAGTTATCGTCCAATGTAATCAACGGACGAACATGAGTTTTTCCATGCCATCCCATGGTCGTTGCTTCATGTATATCGTAATTTTCAATTCGATCAGCCATAATTGTTTAAGTGTTAATTGTTGTGTTTCTCTCAACACCTAAACAATAACAGATTTATTTCAAATGTCAAATAAATCTAAAGTTTTATCACATTATTTTTTGCAGTCCCGCAGCCGAGACACGGGTATAGCAAATACTGGACAGTAGATAGATACATCATGGCAGTAAATTGGTTCGGTGAATTCGGTGAGTTCCATGAAAATAAAAAAACCCTCGAATAGTTTCGAGGGGTGTCCCGTATGGGTTAATGGGTCTTTCGACCCAAGACTAAATCAAGTAAACAGACGATTAACAACCAATTGCTTCAAGTCCCGGGCAATGCCATTCGTATCATGCAGATTGATCATTGGAGCGTTTTTCACACCAACGGCTTGAGCATCAGCCAAGACATTGCCACTCAGGACAACAGTATGAATGATATATACACCGCCACGGTAACGAACACGGCGACCGTTGGCAGCAATGAGGGCTTGGCGACGGGCTTCAATTCCCGCTTTGAGGTTCGAGGGAGGGAGTGTGGATTCAATTTTCATATTGTTATTATACCGCAGTTGTGGTGATTGTCAAATTTTAATTAAGCAATCCCAGAAGAATTTCAGCCTTTTCCGGACTTCCAATTTCAGTTTCGTTTTTTGCCTTGTAAATGGTAGAGCGAGTATGTTTATCCATCTTCAACAGAAAGGCCATTTCCAATGCCGATGCCGCTTCCACAGGATCATTCGCTTCCAACATTTTTTGGGCTTTGATAATGGCTTACTTTAATGTTTTATTCATATTGATTGTCAATTTTTACTTTTTTGGATTGAGGATATGTCCCACGGGAGGAATGTAATACTTCCTCAAATGATTAAGAGTTTGCCGTATAGCCCTTGCTTCATACAGTGTTATATCTGGACATGCAAGCATGAACTCCAGTTCTTTTTCGACGATCTTTGCTCTTTTTGGTTCCATAGTATTAATATACACTAGTTGGTGTGGTTGTCAAATTCTTTTTTGGAGTGCAGTCAAAATGTCAAGTGAACCTCAGATGCCGAGGGGACGAGTGAATACTGTCCAGTATATAGTCGTCCGAAAGCAGTAAATTCATTCGGTGAGATCGGTGAAAATAATACTTGACAAGTCCTATAAGTATGTTAATTTGTATATATGCCAACCAAGACTAAAAAACTATCAACGGTGAAAGAATGTATTGCCTACGTTGAATCGTTGGGCTATACCTTTCAAAGGCGGTTATCACATCACAAATACTTCTTTAGAATCAATCGCCCCGAAACCCGCCCTCCCCATAATTGGGAAATGACTTGGAGTCTCGGGGAGATGCGTCGTGCAATGATATATGGCTGTTGACATTCGTTTATTCGGTGATATAATAACAATATGAAAATAACAAAACTTCGGTTGACCTTGGATATGAACATCGACCCGCAAGGTATTTCCACTGACCGTCTGAAAATTAACATTCATCGGGTCATTCACGAAGCTTGTGATAATGGCACCTTCACCGAGGGCGGCGCCACACTTGAATTCTACAATGTCAAGGTCACGACCCGTCGCCCCCGGAAGAAAAGGAAAGATACAACCCCAACTTTCCCGTGTGTTTGTGCAGTTTGTGGACAGAAAGCCATTACTACCCGTTCAATTTCCATCGACAATGCACCAAAGCATAACCTGCCTGTGTGTGAAATCCACGCCGATGCCGCTGATGAAGACAATGAACGGGCACACAATAGGATAATGCCACTCAGAGGCATCAAGGACAACGAGGATGCCATTGAACAGCAGCGGAGGGACGAGAAAAACGGATTGTATCCCGAACACGAAGACCCGTCTAATTGATTCGGTGACAATATGAAAGGTAAAATTTACTTTTATGAACTTTCGGAATTAGCTACGTTTCTGAAAGCATTTACTGGTTCCACCGCAACCTTTGAGGTCAAACAAGACCAACCAACCAAACGATGGATATTGGAATTCCTTGGGGGATACTGTTTCACGATCAGACGCCCTAAATCCCATGCCACTCCCAACGGGGGATTTACATGGTCGCTCGGCGAAATGCGTATCGCAGTGCGAAACAAAGTTGACTTTTTATAATTCTGTGATACAATAATAATATGAAAAAATACATTCGATTCTTTCGGAATAAAGAGGAAATGATACCATTAATTTCTTATCAACTTACTCCCATCGACAAGCAAACCAACAATACCATCCTTGATACTCCTGAGGAAGTGTATGAGAACATCAATCAATGGATGAACATATACGTCAACGGCAAGGTGGACTTCGTATGGCTCCCCTAATTCGGTGAAACTATGAATGTGTTGATTACTGTAAAATCAGTCAATCGAAGACACGGTGCAGTTATTATATCTTCTACCGTCTTGACATGGGAATAAGGAATTGCTATCCTTGTTCCCATGAGTACGAACATAACTAAATGGACCTTTAAAGACGGACCTTCACAATTTCCTTACGATACCTTCCCCTTGGCATTCCGAGCCATGTTTAATACTGTAAAAACCGGGGTTGAAAAAGGACGTAAGTTTAATGAGATGACCAAACAAATGGTTATCCTTGCCCCTACCAAGGATCAACATGGGGATTTCCGCCGCTATAATTACGATGCTGCCACGGAACTTGCCAAGGCTAGTGAACTCCTCACATCCGACGGAGAAATCAATGGCAGAGTGTTTAAACGCCGTTAAACGACCTTAAAGGTATCCAAGGGGACATCTATAAGGATGTCCCCCTCATAGGTCACAATGTCCGCAGTCTTCTCCTTGGTGGATACTTCCTCTATATTCATCTCCGTCCACCGGCTGTAGGAAATATCCCACGTCTCATTCAAGCGAAATTTCTGAACTTCGCCGACCCAGTTCTTCATGAATCGTATTTTCATAAGAGTACATACTGGACAGTAAATGTTATAATCAAACTAAAATTTGATATAATAAAAAATCCCGGCTCTTTCGAGCCGGGATCACTTTGCCAAGGTGCTGAGGTGTTATTGGTCAATTGATTTTACAATGATCAACACTATGGGACAACCACACACAATACCCATTGCCGTCCTCGAACGTGCCATCTTCACTCAATGCCAACAAATCATCAGCAAAAATTGTCGGGGAGTTTTCTTTCACACAGGTCTCAAACACCCGTGTTGCGTCGGCATTTCCCACGGGAGTTTCAGAAAAGGACTGAATACTTTGAAGGTTTCCATTGATTACTTCAATAACATTGACTGTATTTAGTTTAGCGTTCATACCTAAACCATAACATACTATAAGAACTTGTCAAATACTTTTTATACGGAAAATGAAATTGACATTTCTTGATAATGCTGTAATATATATTCATCGAATGAAACCTACACCAGAGTTGGTATTTGTCAACCGTTATTCTTCGGAAACTTCGACAAATTTGCATCCGATGACGGAAGGATAGTAACGGCTTCCATCCATGTAGATATGGCCGTTTGCTCCAGTCAGAGGAGAGACATCAGTGAGAATGCCTTTATCCCCACTAAAATCGGTGACGGTATCACCAATCTTGACTTCTTTGTTGGTAGTAGTATTTACAAGTTTTGTCATATATCACACAATAACGCACTATGAGAGGTTGTCAAATGCTTTCTTCATACTTTTGATTTTGTCTTGACATTTTCTCACAATGGATTATAATTAATCATTTTCATATTGTTAGTTGGTTTGTTCCGCAACCTTAAATTGAATCACTGCCGTGTCCATGTCAATCAGTTCCGAGAAATCCATCCACCGATTGATCCCACCAGTGTAATCCTTTCGCCCCTCACAGTGACGATACACGAATTTCTTGAAAAAACTGCCTTGGTAGAGTTGAATATAAATGTGCTCCCCATGTAGTGTAATTTTCCCGCTGACAGCAATACCTCCCTTATTTGAGCGAATATCAAACGATCCATCAGTCAGTCCCATTTTTGCCGCCACTTCCTTCAATACTTTTTTCCCAAGGCGATGGAATTCATATTTGATTGATCCCTCTTTCCATCCCGGCAATTTGACCGCATCCCCATTAATGATATTGGACATAACCAACTTGGTTAGTTGTTTGGCAGTAGTTTCTTTATTCATATATTTATCCTAACACAATCTCTCTAATCGTCAAATACTTTTTATACAGAAAATGAAATTGACATTTCTTGATAATGCTGTAATATATATTCATCGAATGAAACCTATTCAACTTGATCCAACCAGACAAAATTTAAAGTCCCGTCCTAAAGGACTTACCGAACAAGAATACTTTCAAATCGCCCTCAAAGAAGGCTACGCTCTGCTAAAAGCGGACCCTAAGCATTCAACCCCGCATTCGGTGACTTCATCTATAATGTCTAAGGTCTATACTACCTTGGGGAAGATGTCCAATAACCCCTATACAAGGGCATGGGCACAATTATTAGCAAAAATGAGGCCCGAGGTGCGTTCGGTGATCGAAGACATGATCAATGGAAAGATTCTTAAAGATCAGCGATATGATACATTCTGCCGTTCGGTGACTGAACTTGGTGACCTGCTTTCAGCAAAAAATTAGTTAAACCATTAAACCAAATAAAGTTATGCTCATTGATCCCACTCTTACCGGTCGCAAATACTATACATCTGACCCCCACACAGTTTACACTCTTCGTGGTATCTACGTTAATCCCGGCAGCCTCCCTATCGTTATCGCAGAAATGGATAGTGCTGCGCCGGCTGGAATCCGCCCGGCGGCTCCTATCACCTTACTGGTTACCCACCAGTTGAAAGAAGTTCACCTTTTGCCATAACTTATAAGGCTAGGGTCCACCAGCCTCCTCTTAACTGAGGAGGCTTTTTTATTGTCTCGATTCAGGCAAATCATAGCCCCTCGCCAGGTTAAGTATATACTGGTCAGTATGTTCTCAATAAAATATAGGATTTAGGCTCGGTGAAATGAATATAAAAGAGGAGAGCCGACAACCATTTGGTAATCGGCTCTTAGTTATATGAGAAGGATCATTACCATTTGGAATCAAGGCAAAGCTTGGTAACAACCTGTGTGTGGGGACTTTACGAAGATGGAATGTATTTCTGCTTCAGAATCTTGTATGCTTCCGCCGTGGTCTGCTCGAACCCAAAAGGATTCTCGTGACATGAGGGAATACATTTATTCAGACACCACACCATAACCCCGTGCTTCTCATCCCCTTCCACGGTTGGAATAGCGGTGATCGGACCCCCGCATAAGGGACATGTAAGCTCGGGATGGACGATTGGAGTAGTTTTCCATGCCATAAAATTAATCAAACCTCTCCAACAATTTCAGTACGTCTTCTTTAGAAAGGTAAATTCTAGTTGTTTCTTCGTTGAATTCAATACAAATTTCATTATCGAGATCAGGCAGACTTACATCACATATATCCCGAAGCCGCACACTATATGGCTTTTCATCTTGACTCATGACATTGCCTGTGGATTAAAGGACACAACTTGAAAGCTGTAGGCTTTGAGGACGAGATACTTTTTGAACTTGAAACCACCATTCACTTGATGCTCCAACCCCGTGTAATGAGTGCCATTGGAAGAAATCAATCGAACAAGACGTTTGCTAGTATGCCATGGCAGGTGACTCATCGGATAATAAAACGACACCAAGGGATTCTGCTCAACCTTGTTCTTCTTGGGAACCGACTCGCATTGGCAATCATAGGAGTCTTTACCGCACTTTTTGCAATGGACTGAAAGATTGATCCCATGCTTGAAAATAGGGGCTTGAAACCTTCCATCCGCCGTCCGGGGTTGCTTGCGGGCCTTGGTCCAGTTCTTGAATCGGTTCGCCATGTTGATCGCAACCTTGCTGTCAGTTCGATCAAGATGCTGTTCAATCGCCCATTGAGCGGCTTCTTTGACAATACGGTCAAAGTCTTTTACGGAATACACTGTAATCATACCATTATTATAACACGTTGTTTCAATCTGTCAACTGATAAAGATCATATTTCTTTGTGATCCCATCCCAATTCGCTATCAACCATTCCTTCAATTGGTTATACTGTTCCCGATCCCCAAAACCTTCAACTGCTTTCGCCAAGGTTACATTCTTCCACCCGCAGCATTCATTAGCATCCTTGACGATCAATGTCACCCGCATCCCATCCTTCTTCCCTTCGGCTCCCATATAATTTTTCCATCCAATATACCCAACGACTTTCGTGTCAACCTTGATGTCAACATAGATATGATCGAAAGACCGATACTTCCCCATCGGCTGATTGATTTTAAATGTGAGTCCCATAAATTTATTCAAGAAGAAAAATGGTGGTATCCGTCGAGATTCCCAATTGAGTCATAATGTTTTCGGACAAACAACGATGTGCCGCACAAACATCGGATGGACCTTCCGACCACAACCTATATTGATTCCAATCGGCTATTCCTTTACCAATCAATGTTCCTGACCGATAATCATAAATAGATGCCATGCCATTGTCTGTAAAAGTGGATTCCGTAGTTAATCGTTTCATATCAACACAGTCGCACATCTGTATACTTTGTCAAATGATTTTCCTGTACTTATTATCTTTTATTCTTTATCGAGTGGCTTGGTGCTGCCGAGCGGCAGCGAGCAACCAAGCCTAGATAATTAATACTTCCTGAATATAGTACAGGAAAATGCTTTCCTTGTCAAGATATAATAACAATGTATTAAGTACCGGATAATTAGTTTTTACATGTTTTGAAAACATCAACAAAATTCATTCGGCATATATGTAGTGTAGTTTGAAGGAATATAATTAATAATACACTACAGGTAGTAGGTATACCATTAGTAGTGTAGTTTGAAGGAATATAATTAATAATACACTACAGGTAGTATAACAATAGGTTGGTGTATCAATTATATACACACATCCTGTAGTGTATATACCTTCTGTAGTGGTATGTCATCAATGGACTATACCTTATATGGTGTTATACTATTACGAGGGTATGATATATTTACACTACACTACAGGATGTGTGTCTAAATACTGGATATTATATGTTTGGGTCCGAAGTATCAACGTCGCAGACCCGGAGCCTGGTACAGGGAAATACTGGATATTACATACTCGCCCGGGCGCATTAAATTGGTTCGGTGAAACGATGTGATTATAATAAAAAAGAGCGGTTGAAAATAATAATTGGGGACTGAATCCCAAGAACTAAAATCAACCGCTCATCAGACTTTAGACTCTAACTACTAATACACTCATTGCCTTTATCTCACGTTTACTTCTGTCACTGCGTTCCTTTCGGAATTGAATGGCGTGGCTCTCCATTCATGATATACCTTCAATGAGTTTTTAATCCCCACTTAACCCTTGCAAACTTCCATTGCGGGAACCAAATTCTAATTGTGAGTCTGTTTCAATCCGCACCCCGGTCTCACGGGGTGACATAAATACTATAACATACTCTACCAAACTTATCAAATTTTATTTTGTGAGTCTCACCCTGAATACACATAACCCTTGAGACTCACAAAATCTATCTGTTGGACTAATTGTGCATGGCAACACAGTCAGAGGCTCTACTGCATGATCCTGCTAGTAACTTGCTGTATTACGGGTCTGATCTATTACGTATTCAATCAGCATAGTCCAACAAAAATAAAATTACTGTCCAAACAATGCCGATGTCTGGTCACCACTATAACGCACCTTCCCTTGGCTGTCAAGTGTCTTTTTGGTATTTCCATCATACCGTCCAATCGTCGCACCCGAGGCATCTTGAGCAATCACTTGGGAACCAGTATGCAACTTGTATCCCTTCGTGCGACCACTACCGTCTTTGATTGTTTCTCTCATGCTAAGAACATACCACAAATACTTGCGGTGTCAAATTTTATTTTATAACACCGTGAGCGTAATCTCAGTGCCCGATTCGAGCGGAAACAATACCCTCTCACATATGGGCGCTATATTCGTCCAAGCCTGAACCGCAATTCCTCTATCTGGTCCAGTGACCAGAAACAAATCAAAGATTGAATTTTTTGCCCAGTATGGATAATTACGTTGTTTAATCTCTTCTTTAGGCAACGTTATTTTCACCTTGGCATTTACGCACATGTAGTTTTGGTCATTCATACGGTTATTCTAACACACTATTGGGACTTGTCAAATAAAATTGGTGCCATCGGCTGGACTTCCACCAGCAAACGGGAGTCACCCCATTATTTTTCCATCCTTGAGTTTAACTGGAATCTAGCGACACTAGATTTGCTTTATCTTTCGAACCATTAAACTGTTAGGACGAAGTAACGTTGTATCTAGCACGTTACGCTATGGCATAAAATTTGGTATTAAGAGGATTTCACGTAAGAACCATTTAAGGTTAATTCGTTCCAATAAAAAGGGGGTGAACCTTTACCTCCCCTCGTTCAAGAGGGGCGTGCTACCAGTTACACCATATCGTCGTTTGTCTCTTGCGGAACCACCCAAAGAGAGCTACTCCCTGGAAACCGCTTTGTTTGGCCTTACAAATTAAAATTAGTGTGCCAGTCACGGCATCTTCGTGCAATGAAACTTGGTGACTAGCCTATTTCATTATTAACCGATTCGCCCTTTATCCTTGGCATCTTACAATCACACGCAATACTGTATGCGGCAAGTTCGGCGACAAGACTAATCAAAAATTAAAGGTAGCAATTCAGTCTAATCCCATTACATTGTAAGTTTCAATCCGCACCCGGTCTCACGGGGTGACATAAATACTATAACACACTCCCCAAACTTGTCAAATTTTATTTTGTGTCCATTTCCCCCGAGGGTTAGGATAATACAGTGTTCCTGTCGCAATATTCATGATCCCCCCTGCCCCCCCCGGGAGTTCCCTTGGGGGAAAGGAAAATACTTCGTGGCCGCTATAAAGTGTTTTCTTACAAGGGGGTGCACTCTCCCCCCACCCCCAGGTCTCTCTATTCCAGTGCATAGGAACCCCATCATCCCCATCGGGGCCAAGTATGATAAATGTTTTATTTGACATATTCAATGGTCTTGAATTTATTGGAGAGTTTCAATGGGGCGGGGTGCATCGTAATCTTTCCCGCTTTCGTGTTGATTGTTACCACAGCGGGCACGGTGACAGTTTTCTTTCCCTTGCCGTGATGAAAGTAATCAGCCTTGTAACCACCCTTCCCCTGTTTGCGTAATTTATATACAGCCTTCCCCGCAGCACTCCCGGCGGGCATTGTCCCGTGAATCAACAAACAAAAATCCTTGTCCCCCTTCCACAACAAAGAATCATCATGGTCTATTTCAAGCCCCAATTGCTTGGCTTCATCCTCTGAAAATACCACCTTGGCAAAACGCAATCCCATCATGTCAATCAAATCGTCAAACTTTCCTCCACGGGATGCCACCAATTTTAAATTGGAAGGAATAACATTAAGCCGTTTTACCCAAAGCGGTAACATCTTGGAATAACCATAGAAAATCCAGTCCGGATGTTGCTGTGCTACCATAATCCAAGCATCAAAATAGGCTTGATTGAAGAAATCCCCGCTCCCATGTATGCGGATACGTTTAACGTTTTTCTTGGTAAGCAAACTGGATTCAATCAAGTTAGCCATCCCAATTGCCGTATTGGCTTGTTTCAACAAGTCAAAATTGTTCCACCGTGACTCCCGTACAGTCTTGAACAAATTCTCCGGTAGTGTGGCAAAACACCGAAATTCTGTATTCGGGCCATCTGTTATTTTTCCAGTTTCTCTGTTAACACTTGAACGACAAAGGTTTGCCCCTAAACAAGTGTGTCCGGCGGGCAAAGAGAGGATAAACGTATCTCCGTCAAGTTTAGCGTTTCCTTTAGCAAATGATAATGTTTTATTTGTGTCAGTCATACCTATACAATACACTATCCTATTTATTTGTCAAATTTTATTTATAAAAACAAAAATGCCCTTGATGTTAACAAGGGCATTCATATGAAGGATAAGAACTTAGGAAACAGGAACCACCGGCAAGGTCGCCGTTGAAGGAGGCGTGCCGCTGTTATCAGCCGCAGAAACTTCAACCGCATTGTCAATCACGGGAGCACTGGCTGGAATAGTTTCCACAGTGGCAGAGTCCACAATGGCTTGAGCCGATTCAACCGGAGCCGGGGCAGTAGGAATAACGGGAGCAACTTCGGGCGCTGGAGTAATCAATACCGGCGTAGCCGTGGCGATAATCTCCTGTGCCGCCGCAATCGTGTCAGCAACTTCTGTATTCACCTTGCGGGCCTTGCGAGGAACCTTGGTCTTGGTGTCAGAATGATCTTTGGCCGCAACTGTCCGCAAACGATACAGTTTCGCACGCCGTCCCAAACCAGACTCAGAATCCGGTTCAGCCGTGGCCCCAATTACCGCAACCACCAAAGAATGAGCATTCACCCGCCCAGACTTCGTGAACATGTCATGCTTCAAATTCTTCCGCAACGTCAGCATCGTGCAATTCTCCCCCTTGCCAAACATAGATACTACCTTCGTCTGCCCATTATTGGTAGTAATGGTTTTTGTGGCAGTCTTGTCCAATTCAATCCCGTTGACCTTCATCAATTGCGTGAAAGTCCATTCCGCCGATTTCGGAAACTTCATCCCGTAACGAGGACGACCGGGATGCTCATGAACCATTGTATTTTCGTTTTTCATATTTTATATTGTGTTAACTAACTGTATTACTACTTTATCACTTCTTTATACCGATGTCAAATTCTTTTTAAAAGTGTTTTTAAATGCTTCCAAATCAACAGCTTGTTGCTTTTTGAAGGTAACAATCTTTTGCCATGCGCTAACCGTAAACGTTTCACCAAAACAAGTGAGACACGTTGAATTCTCATTCAAAGCAAACATATTGCGATCAGCATACCCCCTGCCCGTAATGTCCTTAATGAGTGTCTCATTTTCAGGCACTTTAAGCCATGTTTGTTTATGGAAGGTAGCACGGATGCAGTCATCATGCTGTTTCTTGGCAGCAATTTCCTCCGCTTGCAATTCCAACAAGATAGCAATAGCCTTGGCTTTTTGCTTCTCATTCAATCCAAAAGTTGTCCCGTCCCCCATAGCAATCCACCGCTTGCAACTCCAATCCCCAAATTTGAGACGATACCCCGTGATTCGCCACCGGAACCCTGTCACAGCCGAACGGATTTCATTGATTTCCACCCGCACTCCTAAGCATCGTGCCCCATCTGTGTTCGGGTCCAACATCTTTAAAATGTCAAGTTTAGTCTTGGCCTTTTGAAACTTGGCATCTTCCCGAGCCTTTGCGTCGGCTTCCTCTTTTAAAATCTTATCGTCAGGCTCCCACGCTTCCATCAATCCGCAACCAATCGCAGACTTGTTTTCCGTGTTGTACTTGTTGCACTCTTCAGTCGTTTTGTAAATTTTCATACTTCAATATACGTTATGGTTCTCGGTTGTCAAATTTTATTTATACAGAATTCTTAATGACAAATTCAATCGCCAAACGATTAACCCCATGCTCTACATGTCAAATCCTATTATCTAACCATTGTTCCATCTTTTTGCAAAACAAACCCAATTGATGAATAAAATACCATTAATTGTTGATTCGATAATCCTTCGTTAAAAAATAAACGGCATGGAAAAAGTCTGGCGTGTTTGGGAATAAATTTGGATAATTGTCGAGCATATCCTTTCCCACGATATTTCTTATGAATAATAAATCGTTTGATAAATCCATCTCTAATATCAATATATCCATATTTCTTGACTATTCTCATACCTACACTATACGCATATATACATCAGTGTCAAATCCTATTTCCATGTCCTTTATACCCCAAGAAGTCCCCGACCCTCAAACGAGAACATACTGCCCAGTATTTAGATCGAGCATATACTGGATATTATTTGCTCCTAAACAAAATACTGGATATTATTTACATGCGTAGATACAGTAATAAGTATTCATATGTATTCGGTGAGAATAAGCATTTTTTTATAGTATTTAGGAATTCGGTGACATTATTATAAAATACACCTCATTATATAATTAATCCAAAACAATCACACTGCGGTCTAATCTCACTTTCACCCAACCCGGCATTGAAATCATAAAATCATGAAAATTACCAAATATAATAATGATATTTATAACGTATATACGTATCCTACCAAATAATTGGCATTTTGCTCCGTGATCCCATCAATATACTGCCTATCATACATCTAAATACTGGATAGTATATGCTCATATACATATATTAGTATTTACCCCACATAATAAGTATACATATGTTCGGTGAAATGGCACACTTATAAACATGTGCTTATGATCCAGTAAATAATGATTCATAAGTAATCGGTGAGAATCAACTGTTATTCTTCTGCCCTCTACCACTTCATACACGCCCTCGCCTTCGGCTCGGGCATATCATCCTATACATCTTTATCCCCATTCCAACATGCTACATTGTCTGCTCTTTTAAATGCCCCATATAGCAAATATGTTATCGCCGAGGGCGAAGCCCGAGGCGTATGTGCGTATGTATATGTTTGTTCCTACTAGAAAAGTATTTTTATATACTCCTCACATATGGTAAAACTAAACCTGTGGGTCTATATGGGTCACAATGGGGTAGGTGGGGGACTTATTATAACGTATCTACGTATTTGAAGGTGAATAAAGAAGTATGCACAATGATGTATTGACATGAAAATATACATCTATGGACTATATGAAGATACTGAGGATCAACTTCGCTACATTGGAGCGAGTATAAATGCCAAACAACGGCTACAGATGCATTGTGCATCTACAGATGATGTATCTTCTCGTGAACGATGAATAAAATCTCTTCAAGAATTGGGTAAAAACCCACGAATAAAAATTCTTGAAGAAACCGACGAAGTTATGGATTAGTGAAAAGATGTGGTAATACGTATATATGGTAAAGTATATTACAATATGAGAACATTAAAAGAGATAATGGAAACGCCGTTAGAGAGCATGGATGTATTAAACGGGGATGAATTGGATTTATACATTGAGACTATTATTAGTGAGGCGGCACCTGGATTCAACTATAGGAAAATAAATCAACATGTATATCAATTTGATGTGAAAGATTTATTATATCAGGTAGAGATCACCGAGTCTATATTTCCTGATGGTAAGAAGATGATTGGAGTAAAGTTCAAGTTAATGAATAATCCCAATGCGCCAAGTCGAGATGATTTTCAAACTGATCAACAGTATAAGGTAGCGATAAGGAAGAGTCAAATAGGGATTACTGGGACGGGGAATCCTAATGCGGTATTTGCTCAAGTTATGGGGGTGATGATTACTTCTATTAAGGAGATACAACCTAATTATATTTCTTTTACCGCTGATGAAGGGAACCGACAAAGTTTATATGTTAGGCTTATTAAATTAATGGAGAAACACATTCCGATAAAATACGATAGAATTTTTATTAATCCATTAACGGGAGAGAATACTGGTAATGAAGAATTTTGGTTGGAAAGAAAGGATAAATAAAGTGGCACCGTATAGGCGGGGTTGAAGTTTAAAGCCTAGTCTTTGACATTCATGGATGGATATACGTATATAAGGATGGGTGTATATATATTTAGAATTTGATAGTAAATTTAAAGGTAGAAGTGTAAGACTCATTGAATCCAGACTCATCGAATCCTGGTTTATCATAAACGACGTTCCAGCCTACTTGTTGGAAGAAAGGTTCTACATCGAGGAAATGATTAGCAAGCAATACTTCTTCTTTAGGACCGCCATCAATAATAATTTGTTTCACCACATCTGATTGGGTAAAGGTTGAGTCATAACCATTCCAGTGTTGAACTATGAGACGATTAAAGGCATTAAAGACTTCATTGGGGATGGATTTAAGTTTACCAGATTGGATTTGGACTTGTGCGGGGGTAATAGGTTTAACTTGTTTCATAGGAGGGTAGATGTTGTAGTCCCATATGGATGTATGAATACTTGATTGGTTTCAATTTTGAATGTAGCTATCCACTCATGTTCACAGATACAGCAGTAATGGGGGATATTGATTTTTGCTATAGAGGGGTTAAAGTTTGGGGCTTCGATGTCTACATTTGCATAGAGGGAAGGAATTCTTTTTAGGCACCGAGGGCAGGTGGTATGGTCGGGTAAACCTAAAAGTTGGGTGAGGTCGAGTTGTAGTCCCATATGGATGTATGTAGTTAAGTATTTATGTATTAGCGATTATGTAAAGGTTTAGGAATATAAGTAATACGAAGATGTGGGCTAACAATGTCATATGATTATTTCGATGTTTATGTCTGGATGTTTTGTTGCCGATGACACAAATTTCTTAGCAACTCGTGAATGAGTATGAAGGGTTAAGCCTCCATATCCTACCATTTGGACCAATTTAGTGGCTATTCCTCGTCTACGAAATTTTGGTTTGACATAGACAGCGAAATTAGGTAGAGAGAACCTGGTCAATGCCATAGCTATGGGATTACCTTTAAATTCAACGACCCATACCGATTTTACACGGAGACTTATAGGGTTGTAAGAATACCACCATTTAAGTGCTTTCCTTGGGCTGTAGCACTTGGATTGGAGTAAGCGTTTAAATTGCTCCCTTATAGTAGAAACCGATCTATATTCAGTGAATTTTAGATTAGGTATCATATGTTTATTCAGAGCCTTTTCCGAATCGACGTTATTATGATTAAGCCTATGCGATAGGTAAGTAGTTAAGTGTAAATGTGTTTACTTATGATTTTTATTATATTGCCATTGGAAGAAGAGGGCAATGACGAGAAGGAAGGACACCAGTATCATTACGGGGTATAGGGTACAAATGGCGCACCACACTATTAGGATGATGATTGGTATTAGGAGGACAAGTAAGAGTATGTTCATATGTTTATTTATTTATTTATTTCTCATGCAAGTGTTGAAGTATTAGACGGATGCAGAGAAGGAATATAAGTAACCCGAAGAACAATGAAAGTGTGGAAAATATGAGACTATATGCCATGACAATTATATGTCCGAGGACGCCAATAAATACAAACAGGCACCCGAGTCCAAACAGGAGGATCGAGGAGATACCTATGATTAATACAAAGAGGTGAGCTAAGAGTTTCATATGTTTACTTGTGTGGGTAAAATGAGATGAAGAATGAAATAGAGGAGTATAGCAAATAATAATAAGCCCGTGAGAAGTATTAATATCATAGCTGTTACCATCTCGGAAAATGTCAATGGGTGTCTAAATCTTATGATATTCGATACAATGAATACACAACCACCAACCGTGATTATGAATGCAAGGGCTAAGACAAATATTGAGAATGTGGCATAAGTTATCATATGTTTACTTGCGTGGGTAAATGAGATGAAGGATGTATTGAGTTGAGACAATTGACACGCAGGCACATCCCCATGATATAAACAATATTTCGAGTTTGGTGAGAGCCATGAAGCTATCATGTCCCAATACTGCACGGACAATAGTGAGACACACGAAGAAAAAGAATATAGTCAATACGATATTGAATAACAAATGGATGGCTTCTTTTAATAGTTTCATATATGATTATTCAATCCCATTCGTGGGGTTATTTTAACGGGAACATTGGGAAAATTGGTCTCAACGTATTTTACTCCTGTGTCATATTGAGCATGAAACATAACACTCAACGGCTCTTTAGTAATGAATGGAGTGGGGGAAGGTAGATCATCAAGATGTAATATCACAAGGTCCATTGAATAATCGAGAAGGATAACATGAATTTTTGATATATTCATATATGTTTAAGTGACGGGGTTAAGGGATGATTCATCGAAATCAATGGGATCGTCCATAAGGTCAACCATGATGGAGGCACCGGGGATAGACCAATAAGAGGTGCTTTCGGGGACACCGAACCAAGTATGTTCAAACAAATTTGCCACCGTAGTCCAGTCCTTTTTTTGGACGGCGAGGTCAAATTGAACTTCAGGGCAATCGAGAGATGTGGCTTTTATTTGTTCACACGCCGCTAGACGAACACGCTCTACATTGGGAGCAGTGATAGGCAGATTGGGACGTAGATGAATCTTACGATGAGTGTTGGCAGGATGGTAACTTTCGATGAAATAACGCAATACGTATTTGTTCTCAATCACCTTGGCAATCCAAAGGTCTTTATTCATAGCAGTATCAGTGTTGGGTTAACCTGCTAACGGCTTCCAATCTTGGGAAGGACTATCCTTGGAATTGCCATTCATCCATTCCAACGCCCAAAAAGCGGAGTCATAGACATAATCATCCCACTCTCCATCGTCTCGCTTCATATCAATGTCATCAAAACTCAAATTGTCCCGTAGGACTTCGAGTTGGGCATTAATGGCCCCATCATTATCATCCCCGAATCCACTTTGGGACGGAATATGGGGTTTCAAGTCGGAAAGAGATTTGATTTCGGCTGCTATTTGCTCAGAAGTTTTATTCATACACCAACTATACCACACGGGGATAAAAAGTCAAGGGATATTTACCATCCAAAATCATGGTTTTCTCCGCCATTTCCATGCCACGATTGCACAATTACCAAGGATTATTATCCCCCAAGCGGTGATTATAGCTGAGAGCGTGGTTTTAATGGCTGTTAGACCCATAATAAGTAATAGAAATCCAACAACCAAAAATACAAGAAAGACAATAATGTCAATGAGTTGAATCATAATATTTGTTTGGAGGCAAAACTCTTATCACCTTGAGCTTTTTCACTCGCAATTTATCAGCATTCCCTGGCAATCCCCCGAAACAAATATCCTCTCGCTTCACTTCCACTTCCAAGCATATTAATTTGTTAGTTTCTTCTGGAGTACACAGCCCCATGAATTCTGGACGAATTCCAACTCGAAATACATGCAATCCAGGGGCACATTGTCGGTCAGAAACAACCGCATATGGTATCTCCAAAGTTGCCCCTATATCATATTTGATCGGGCTAGAGCGTCCCCATCCAGGTGACATGAAGTTGAATTTAACCCATTTCCATGCCATAAACACCTCGGGATGGATCGCTATAAAATACTGGTTAAGATAAGCGGTTGTGTCCTCTTTGCCAATGTTGGCACGGTCTCCAATTCTGGCCTCGTCGCCAATGTTGGCCCCGTCGCCAATGTTGGCCCCGTCGCCAATGTTGGCCCCGTCGCCAATGTTGGCCCATTTGCCAATTGTGGCCACGTCGCCAATTGTGGCACGGTCTCCAATTCTGGCCCCGTCGCCAATGTTGGCCCCGTTGCCAATTGTGGCCCCGTTGCCAATTCTGGCCCCGTCGCCAATGTTGGCCCCGTCGCCAATTTTGGCCCATTTGCCAATTATAATATGACGAGACGAGAAATCATTTTCGGTAGGATTTTCAAAAAGTTTCCAATTGCCATTTTCTTTGAGATATATTTTCATATAATCTGTTGGGCGTAGTATTCCTAATTGGTTATTCGCAATCTTGACAGATCAGTTAAGGCGGGTCCAGCGGCGGGCGTCACTGAGGCGTGTGAATTTCACAATAGTAGGTCCAGCCCCATTCAACCCGACAGTCTTAGTTTCGACTGAAAATTTGAATGTCGAATCACCTTCGAGGACGTTAATCTTGTAGCCGTTAACCACAATAGGGAAGATGTTGGGAACGGCGGCAACAGTGGGGTCGATGATGTTAGTTTTATTTGATTGTGTCATAATGGTATTAAGATAGCAGAGTTTTTTTATTTGTCAAGTGGGTTTCTTAGTTCGTTCGATGTATTGATAAAGAATGCCAAAGAATATACCTATGGCGTCAAAAGCAATAGTTACGAATGCCAACACAATCAATGTAATCAGAACTATATGCGGAATGTGGTTCCCGGTCAGAAGTATTGCTCCCGAGAAGATGCATGTCGAGCAGAATCCAACCATACAGCTTGCCCATAAGACAATGGGCATGACTGTCAAAAATAATTTCATGCCAATAATATAGCACAAATCAGAGGATTGTCAAGGAGAAGATGTGGTATTCAATGACATATTAATAACATGGGTTAACAGCTCTCCTGTTACTCCTATTCCGCATAAATCAACGAGTGGGTATAAAAACTGCTTGGGCTTCCTTCCTCAAATAATACACGTCCATCCTTTTGTGATTTAATTTGAAAAATTGCTCCGTGATTTCTACATGCAATGCAAAATGTGTGAGGTTTTATATATGGAATTCCCCATGGAGTATCTTGAAGATGCCCACAAATTGTGCATGTTCATTTTTCATTCAATCGGTCCTTCATATGGTCCTATACTTTTTAAAGCAGCATCCCGACCACAATTACATGGGGTATTACTTGAATAGATATTGCCACTCGCTTGCTCACACCACGGTTTGTGTGGTGACTGTTCGATCCATTCTTTTATAATGTTAGTATTGGGAATCATAAATCTAAATAGCCCTCGGGCAAATAAAGAGGTTTGCATGATAGAAATAGTTCTCGAAAGTATGCTTTAGTGCCGGGGATACCACCTTGGGAATCAATAAACTTATGTCCCCACTTGGCGATGGCTTTTTGATGTTCAAGTGACTGAGTATGATGCACATTATCCCGATCTTCTTTGGTGGGAGCCGGTGGGATTTCATCATCAGATTTGTATCCAGCCTCAGCCATAAGCAATGCATATTTCCATGCGGGGAGTCGAGTAAGCATATCGTTGCTTTTCAGGTGACGAAGAGCGGCACTTGCCTTCTCTTGAGTGACGTAAACACCTTGGGGATAATCGACTTTATACACTGATTGGGTTATGGCTTCAACCTTCTCGTGGCAGTCGATACATAATAGAACACACCATTGCCTTGCTCGGCTCTTATCTTCGACCGGAAATAATTTGCGAATAACGTGGGGGATTACGTGATGAAGGGTCAATTCTTTGTTAGCGCCACAGATAACGCATTGGTTCTTGATGACAGCAATTTCAAATATCGTGGGATCACGTTCCACTTTAGCGTCGAAATTAAGCTTAATAGCACAAGGATAACCCTCGGGCGGTGTGACTTCAACTGCAAGATTACGCTCCAGATACCATCTCACTCGTTTGCCGTTAACCGTGGACAGAGGATTGCCGCTTTTGGATAACACAAGGGCATTACTATAGTATTTGGGATCGTGTAAACAGCGATTACGTCTCATACGTCAGTCCATTGTCTGACGGGATACCATTTCCAAAAACAACAGTCTCCCCGCTCTTGAAGTTCCCATAGATGTTTGTAGGAGAAATAAACAATGCGATACTCGTCCATCTTGACCACGACCTTGAAGTCCTTGGGCTTAAAGACTGCCAGCCAAAGAACTTTAGCCACTAATTTCAAATCATTTAACATAGTTAATCAATTTCCCTTTTAAGAGCATGTTGTCGTAAATCTTCCCTTGTATTTTATTGCACCGCTCACATTCCACTCTCGCATTAAACGTGGGAAAACACCACTGATACACCGCATCCTTGTGAAAATGCGTGCCACATAGGGCTTTGTCGTTCTCAACAAGATGCGTAATCCCACCAGTTCTACCGGGGACTCCGAAGTAACCAATCGTAATGCAGCGGGTATCAATCATACCGTACAATATACCACAGTTCCCACTATACGTCAAGCCTTTGATCGTAAAAATGTGCTTTGGCTAATAAACATCGGCGTATTGTCCTTAATACATTTGAGTTCCGCTTCGAGGGCGGCAATCTTGGTGTCCTTCTGCTTAAGGTCTTTCTCCATCGCCTCAATCATCAGAGTGAGGCGAGCATTGTCGTTAGAATTTATCATAATTAAATTAACTTTTAGGATAGGGCATCCTCTAATATTTTCAATAGTTTTCGAATATTGACTGCATCTTTTTTCATATCACTGTTTTCTTTCCTGTTTTCGAATCATATTTGATCCCCAATGACCCTAGAATTGCCACAGCCTCCTCGTATTTAATTCCTGCATCGTGTATTTGTTCTTTGGTCTTACACTCGGCTATAGAATCAAAGAAGAAGTCGGCGTGGTTAACTATGATTTGAATTATTTCCTCGGAAGATAGCAGGGACATTACCCGTTCTCCGGGAGGATTCGGGGTTCGTTCGTGTCTCACGTATTCATTCCCTTCTTCCCAAGGGTTTAATGGTGGTTCGGAATATGCATCACTTAGAGTTGCCATATGATTATTTATTCATGTGTTGAATTTCAGAATATGATAATGCTTTGTTGTAAATATTTTTAGCTATCTTAAATTCATCATTATTTTTCCAATTCCAGATTCGTCATCATAGTCCTCATTCCACACATAATATTCTTTCTCATCAGTTGTGGTTATTATTTTTAAGTCTATTAACGCTTCAATTCGTTCAATCTTGGTGAACCACAGTTGAATGGAATTTCTTACAATTGCATTATAGGGAACTTTCTCTCCTGCTATAATCTTCTTTACCAAATCTTTATCAATAATTACAGTAGCAGTAGCATTGTCAATAACCTTAAAATTATTATTAATCTCTTCAAATTGTCGATCATCTTCCATCATTAAAAGTTTACTCCCCCTACCCTTAGATATGATACTTAACTCCATTCTAACTAATTCGGTGCAATACGATGGAGTGAGGTTATCGAATAGTGTACTATTAAAGACTTGAATGCCTGAGAGTAACTGTGGATTAGCAGTGAACATATGATTTATTCCAACTAAGCTTGGAGACCAATGATAAATATATACTGTAGCGTCCGTCGAAATGCTACCACGATTAATTCTTCCCATGAATTGAAATAGATTAAGTGGGCCACATTTCTCTCGCCATCCCACATCAAATGATATATCAACCCCACACTCAATGGTTGAAGTAGCTAATACCAAGACCTTCTTGGATTTATCTTTAAGTGATGTTTTTATATTCTCAAGTATCTTCTCTTTATGTGTAGGAGTCTGATACCCCGTTAGTTCGTATATTATCCATTTATCCAATCCATCATACCTACGTAAGATACTTGCTAATACTGAAGCATTGTTAATAGTATTACAAACAACCAATCCACTATGCTTAATGGACATTTTGTCGAGAATATGATTGATGAAGGAATCTAGGTTCATAGCATCTTTAATTATGTCAATCTTTACTCGTTTGTGTTCGAGGTCTTGGAACATTTTATAGGTAGACTTAGCAATGATGTCATGAACTTCTATCTCGGATTCGTCGAATATATTCCAATAATATGCCGATGTTCCTGAGCTAAAAATGAAAGAGCAATTAAAATTTATAGATAAGTCTTTGAGTAAAGGAAGGATATACTGCCAGTATTCATGTGGCATACTCTTGTCAAATTCATCGAAAAAGAACACCGAGTTGGCGAACCAATGAAGTTTTCTACAGCGACCGGGGCGATTGTTGGCTAATGATTCGAAGAATTGAACTGCGGTTGATACATTAATGGGAGCATTCCATTTGTTGGAATGTTTTCGCATCCACAACTTTTCAAACTCACATTTACTGTGAATTTCATTGACGTTGTTTTCATTTTCTCCGTCCATCAATATTGACTTGCGATACTCATCAACGGTTTGACTTATAATGTTGGTGAAGGGAATGATATTATAAATTCTGTCAGCATTTCTCTGTGCTGCCAATCGTAACATATAGGTTAATCCACTGAATGTCTTTCCTAATCCTACCGAGCCATCTAATGGGAAGAATGCGACATCATTGGGTATAGGTTCATTGAGACATGTTGATCGCAACTGTTGGCGGCTTTTCAATCGTTCGGGCGACACATCTGATGGCTTAAGACGGTCAATGTGAAGGTTAAGTTTCTTTAATCGTTCGAGGGGAACCAGTTTAGTAAATTCAAAGGGATCGTATTTTTGATTATAAAATCTATCAGTATCAGTATGATCTGCGTCCACTAAGCAAGAAAAAGCAATTCTTATTTGCAATGCCGATAACGGTATTTTACGACTAATATTAGTTCTCGGGACATATACAATACTAACAACCGAGTCATGAATATTCTCATACTCATCAATATGAGCATTGATGTAGTCCATCACCGATTTCTCCGGACACTTAATCTTATATGTCTCTAAGATGTCTCGGTTATCCCTAAACAATCTATTATTGATTTTGTAATAGTAATTTGTTCTAATAGGATTGGATTTGTCTATGCATTCTTGAGCCATTGGATTTTGATTCTTAAGACCAAGATGGTGGGCATGAACCAGGAAGGCAGCTACAAGATAAGAAAGATTTTCGGTTTGTTCATACTTTTTAATTAGAATAGCAACACCAGCGTCCACATGATTGAGCATCTTGGCATCTTGATTGTCATCATTATCACCATTCAAGATGACTTGAGCCGATGCATCTAACTTCCCAATGTCATGATAAAGCGCAGCTAAGGCCACTACATCCATCAAGAAAGCGACCTTAGAAGGACTGAGGTTGGTCTTCCGCAATGCATCCGTAATAAAAGTGCGTCCGTCGTTATATACATTAGTAATGTGTTCACAATAGGTCTGCGTGATCATTACACCACGTTTTTTGTCAGATGAGTGTGCCGCTATCATGTCCCTATATTACCACGCTATAATGGCCAATGCAAGCTTTTATTCTTAGAAAATTCACAGAAAGGATTTGACACGGTTCTTTGATTCAGCTACACTCGGGTCAGAATTAACCAAAATATAACGAAATTAGTTACTATGACTAAACCATCCACAGCAGATATTCCACCACAAGACGTAAAATCAACCAAAACCACGACTCTCAAAGTCATAGGTAATGATGTTAAACTTAGATTGTTCAGCTTATTTGATCCATTTACACTTATTTGTTCTGACATCAAGGATAAAATATATCAATTGAAGGATGACGAGTCAACAGTAAAAATCTACAACGATTATGTGGATGAGGGTAAGCGAGGAAGGGCTGCTGCAACCACAGTATTCACCAAAATCAAAGAGAAAAAAACCCCATACGTGAAGAATTCGTTCACAGGAAAATATAAATCAAATCCTATATTTCCTATCTATAAATGTCCTAAGAAAGGATTAAACTTTGCCACGGCTGGATGGCATTACACCAGTAATGCCGCTATTCACACTCAACTAGATTCATTGAATAAATGTGATAAAATTTGTAATGACGAGTTCAATAAGTTAAAGAAAGAGGTTGAAGACTACGATGAAACTCTTCATGAAGACTACGATGAACAATTGGTGGCAGATTTCTATGAATTCATTCAAGACACTATGTTATCGGGATGGAGTTTTGATGGGAACTTTCAAAAGTTCTTTGTCCAAGTAATGTTGCCGGGTCTTAAGAATGGAACTATCATCACCAAAGGCACCTATCGGCTTGGTGATAAAAAGAAAAGGTATTCTTTCTATACCCCCAAGTTGGCCGAATCCATTGCATCCAATTCTAAGTTTTGGGACTTGATGGCAAATGACACTACAGTTAGTTACTTCAACGCTAATCATTTACTCCAACAGAAAAAAGAACATGCTGCCTATTCTAAGACAACCTTGGTTAAGGCTCAAGTTCGTCCCGTGTTCGCAAACAATGGCGTTAAGTTTTCTATTTCGTGTGATGGCAGAATGGCCTATATGGCATTCAAGCTTCCTGCTGTCGATGGGAATCCTTCAGAATTGCTAAATGTTCCATGTGCCTATCAAAAATTTTACTTTGGTGGCGATAAGGCTGGGACTCCCCGTAACAGTTATTTGTCGGGATTAACCATTGAAGATAACAAAGATGGCACATATATTTGCCATTACTCGGTTAACAACAAACGTCCCCAAACCGCCCAGTTAAACGAGTGCTTTTTAAGAATGGTGGTTAAGAATAAAAATTGGGTCCAAAAATATTTGGATGGCACATTGACCAAAAAGGATGGTCCTATCAACGCCAGCTATTTCGAGTTCTATTTCGATTTATGCATGGGAGTAGTCGAAGCCCCTATTCATGATCTTACCAACAATGAAGTCTTCAAGAAAGGAGGCATTCGGGGAGGCATTCGGGCGTTTCATAGTTCTGCTTATCCCGAACGCAAAGACTTCGATAATCAATCAAGCATTCCAGTTCAGTTCCGTTGTGTTGTAGATAAGCCGTATAGACTCATGGGAGTTGATTTGGGTCAACGAAATCCGTTTGCATATTGCATCAAGAATAATGATGGCAGTGTCGTAGCCTCGGGACATATGGTTGGGGCTTCCAACGATAACTATAAAAAATATATCGAGTTCGGGAATGAGTGTGAGTATATAATTCAACTCATTAAAGAAACCAAGAACTATCTGTATGGAGACGACGATGCTATTGATGCAGATAACTATGCACGAGTGAAATCTACGTTACCCTTTAAATCCTATTTGTTGTATCTTACATCTAAACGTGGATTGGTTAATGTAGAGGATCAATCCAAAGGGCAGACGCATCTGCTACGAGCAGATGATGGATGGATGATAAAGGATTTGGTATATAAACAAACAAAACAATATCATATTCTAAATGACGGACGTTATACTGACAATGATTGGAGGCAGACTCTTTATTGGGCGGATGCTATATCTCGGTTCATAGACCTTCAGAAAACATATAATAATTTCGGGTCTTATTACGATCATGCGAAGAAGACTAAAGTCAATGGAACGGGAAAAGGATTTTGCTCTACTTACTATGACCACATCAATAATTTGAATAAGGATACATTTAAGAAATTTTGTTTTGAACTCTTGCCTATTATCAAGAAATACGGGGTATCATTGGTATGTGTTGAGAAATTGACTTCTATGTATGGTGACAAACTGAGGTCTGCGGATGATAATCGCATGTATAATATGTGGCCGGTTGGTCAACTCAAAACTTTCCTCAAAGGTGTGTTGGCACCATATAAAGTAGGCGTAATTCAAGTTTCAGAGCAAGATACGTCTCAAATCGTCGATGGTAAATGGGCATATCGCCCCAAAGATGGAAATGCCGCTAATAATCTTTATTATTTAGATGTGGCTAACAAGATTCAATCGGTTCATTCTGATGAACAGGCAGCATTTAATATTGTGGACCGGGCTTTAACCAACCATACTAATTTATATAGTTTATACATGGTAAATGTATTAGATAGCTATTGGGTGCCGAATCAAACATGGAATCCCAAAGAAATCGGTGGCAAGCTAAGTCGTGGGTTTCTTACTAAATTGTATGGTACATCCAATGTGGTATTCATAAAACAATATAATAAGCTTATCAGGACAACCATTGGAATTAAAGAACTCAAAAAAATGGTTGGTAAGAGCAAGCCACTAGGCAAGGGCTATATGTATAGAGTGAATGAGACCGAATGGATTGACGGAGAATCTAAACAAAAATTGGTTGACTCTATTTGCGAGAGGCTAGGTGATACATCATCCATGCTCACCTCCTCGCAAGTCACAACTTCCACAAAATCAGTAGTTTGTGTAGAGATTGGACCCCCCAATAAGAATTCAACCGTGAAATCTTGTGAGGGTTGACAACAGTTATCATTTAGTCTAAAATATCTAAAGAAAGTTAAAGATTTTTTGACTTTTTGTTAAAATGAAGTGTATTTATATATGAAGACAAAACCAAATACTGTGAGTTCCACAG